CCGGCGCCGGAGGCGAAGCGGACGAAGGCCTTGTCGTACTTCGTCACCGCCTCCTCGACGACGACGTTGATCACGCCCGACTTCATCAGGTCGAAGCGGTCGTTGACCGGGATGCCGGCGGTGGCGGCCCAGCCCGACGACCCGATGGTGTTCACGTCGTGCCGGTGGACGGCGACACCGATGAGCGGGTCGCCGGTCGCGGCGAGCAGGATCGCCTCGTCGTCGTTGGTCCCCTTTTTGACGGCGATGCCGAACGGGATGGGGGCCGCGGCCTTGTTGATGGCGGTGTCGACGTACCGCGGGCTCTCGTCGGAGATCTGACCGGCGAAGCCGGCCGGGGGAGTGGTGGGGTAGGCAGTGATTCCGGGCATCGCGTCTCCTTCGCTTTCGAGGGTTGTCCTGTCGCTGGCGGTTCGCCTACGACGCGGCGGTCACTCCGACCGTCAACTTCTTCCAGGCCTGCTCGGAGTCCGCCTTGAACTTCTTCTCGAGCTTGGAGGCGTCGGGGGGATCCTCCTCGCCGTCCCGCCGATCCTCGGGGGTGCCGGAGGCGGCGCGGGCCTTGCGGACTCCCTCGCGGCCCTGGCGGTCCTCTTCGTCGGCCACGGTCACCCCGTAGGCGGCCTCGATGTAGCCGGCGTCCTTGCCGTCGAGCTTGAGCTTGGGGCGGCTCTTGGCCAGCACCGCCTTCATCACGTCGATCTCGCTCATCGCGTCGAGCTTGGCGTCCTCGCCGAGGATGCGGCGGGCCTGGTTCTCCAGGCCGATGCGAGCGCGGACGGCATCGGCGAGACGCTTGGGGTCGGCGGCGTCGGCGCGGTCCTTCTCGAGGCCCTTGGCCTTCGCGTCGAGCGCGTCCGCCCGCCCCGTCTCCTTGGTCAGGTCGCCCTGCGCCTGGACGAGCTGGGCATGGACTTCCTTGTGTGTGCGCTCCAGCGTGGCGACCGAGTCGGACCGGATCTGCAGCGCCTTCTCGATGATCTGAGCGGCCTGCTCGTTCGCGACCTCGACCTCGATTCCGTCGATCTTGATCTTCACCGCCATCGTGTCCTCCCGGCTCGGGGCCAAAGGTTCGTCGTGCTCTCGATTCCCACCTATCGAAGCGGCATCGGAGCTGTCCAATCGGAGGCTCAATTCCGGGCCGCCGCGTGCGCGATCGACCACTGCGACGTGGTTTCCGCGGATGTTCCGCTGGATCAGGTCGTAGGGTTGTCCGTTCCAGGTCCCGGGTGCGTCCTCGAGATCACAGGTGTACCCACAAGAAAGCTGCCGCTTCCCGTCGAGCACCTTCTTGATCAGTCCACCGTCCGTGATGAGGATCGGCGCGGCGACGCGCTCCCCTTCTCTTTGGACCGTCTCGCCGAGGTGGCCGCGCTGGTGCTCTTGGCAGGTCTCGGCGTCGAGCAGCCCGCACTTCGGATGGTCATCGGTCATCGGCATCATCGCGAAGGAGCGGAGCGAGGCCTCGTCGAAGACCTCCTCAGGGAGCCGCAGCTCCCGCCGGACGTTGCCGGCCGCGTCGCGGTACTCCTGTACCCCGGTCCGCGAGATGAACGCGCGGTCAACCTTGAGCCAGCCGTTCGGCTGGACCGCACCGCCGTCGAGGCGATGGTCGAGCAGGTCGAAGCGGCGGACGGCGGATAGGCGCTTTCCGTTCTCGGGCATGTTCAGCCTTTCGCGTGCGCGCAGCGGCCGGGCTCGGTAGCCTGCGCCCGCGCGATGATTGTCCTGGCCGCGGCCTCGGACGCCGCATAACGGTCCAGCTCCTCTTGCCCAATCACCTTGGCTTGCGCGGTCGCGTAGGCCAGGCCTACGGTTCGGCCGCAGCCTCCGCACACGCCATAGAGGGGAAGCCAGACAGCGCTGCGCATCAGCGGGTCGGGCGTCTCGGAGGGCGACTCGGCGATTTTGAATTGGGTCGGCATGGGGCCTCTAGGGCCCCACCTATCACCCGTGCCGAACGCGCAAGCAGTCGAGGCAGACGCCGCCGGCGAGGCCCGCCGGGTGGCCAGCTCCAGCGCATCTCGCCGCGGCGGCGTCCAGTGCCCCGGGCTTCATCGGCGGCGGGTCGGGAGGCCGCTCGTGGATCTGGTACTCCAGATTGATCCCACCCTTCATCACCGGGCCCTCGCGGAAGGTGGGGCCGTGTACGTCGAGCCTGGTCACTTCCGCTCCACGATCGCGGCAGATACGCCTTGAAGAACCGCCCTCATCATGTTCGGAAGGTCCTTGAACTCGACGGCTACCGACTCGTCCTTCTCGCCGGGCCGCTGGACCACGATCGACAGTCGAACATGCGCAACCGCAACGCTCGACGGCGTCTCCACGATGCGGACCAGACAGCCGTGGCACGCCTCCGGTCTGCCGGGCGCCTCGCACCCGTCGCATGCGGTCCGGATTGATCCAATCACTCTGGCCTCAAATGAACCTGTCGTTGCCATTTCAGTCCGCCTCCAGCGCCTCAAAGAACTCCGTTAGTACGGGTTCACCCTCGCACCTACACTGAATCGGCTGCCCTGGCGCGGCCTGCTCGCCATCCACTTCCGGGAGGTCGTCCCAGGAGAACGTCTGACCTTCGAGAAGGTGATGCGACTCGCGGACGCGATTGTCTTCGGCCGTCCGCCAGATGAACTCCTTGACGCCCAGGTTCTCCTGGCGCGTCTTGTTGAGCTCGCCCATGAACTTGCCGACCTGGTCGCGAGCGACGAGCTTGGCGTGGCCCTCGGCGACCTCATAGCGGCGGTCGAGGTCCTTGGCGAGTTCCTCCCAGCGCAGGCCCTGCCGCATCGCCTGCACGACGTCCCTCTCCACGCCGGTGAAGTAGCGCTGCGGGATCGATTTGATGAGCGCGACATTCTCGCTCGTGAACGCCTGGATTTTCGGCTCCAGCCACGGCTCGGCCTGGACGATGTCGATGCCGAGCGCCGCGCGGAATTGCTCAACGACCTGCTGGCGCTGGAACGAGGACGTGCGCCGGCCGATGTCCGCCGCGATCTCGCGGAGCCGGGAGTTGGTGAACTCGGCGAAGAACTCCTCCGCGACGTTGTCGATCTGGTCGTTGAAGTCGTCGTCCCAGGCGTCTCCCCTCTCCGCCTCCTTGCGCGCCGCCGCGGCGTTTACCGCGTCCCGAATCCTGGGGAAGAGGAGCTCCAACCTGGCGCGCGCCTGGGCGAGCACCTGTACCAGCATCCGGAAGTAGGCCATCCGGATCGCGTCCGGCTGGAGCTGCCGGCGCATCCGGCCTCGGCGAATCCGGCGGCGCTTGCCGGCCAGGGCCATCACCGCGCGCCGGGCGCGAATATCTGCGACCACCCTGGCGAGTCGGTTCATCGCGCGGCCTCGTGCTGGTCGAGCTCTTCCGACCGTTCCCGGTTGCGCTGGTCGCGCCAGTGGCGCTGGCAAAGGTCATGGTCCTCGACGTACTTCATCGCGCCCTCATGCCGAACCCGGACGAGCACGGGCCGGCCACAACCGGGCACCGAGCACGTGCGGCCCGCGCGCTTCACGGCTTCTTCGCCTTCGCGCCCTTCTTGGTCTTGGCCGGCGCCGGCGGGGCCGCTTCCTTGGCCTTCGGATCCTTGGGGTCGGCCGGCTCGTCGTCGGCCGGATCTTCTGGCGGCGGCTCCCCTCCCGGCCGCGGCGGCTCCAGGGGCTGGACCTCTGCCCACTTCGCCCTGAGTTCTTTGTCGATCTTGACGTCGATCGAGAACTCGTCCCCGCCGAAGCGCGAGACGGCGATCTCCTCGGGCATCGCGACGCCAGCATCGACCCAGTTCTTGTCGGCCTGGGACATCTTGACCCGGACGTCGGCCTGCTCCGAGATGGTGAGCTGCCGGAGGGGTCGGAAGGCGATCGACCAGTTGTCCGGCTCGACACCGTCGGTCGGCCCCTCCTTCGAGATGAGAATGAGGTGGACCAGGCGCTCGAGCGGATCCTCTAGGTCCTCTTTCTGGAGCCCCGCGATCCGGTCGTACCACCAGTTCTCGCCCGACTCGTCACCCTTGGAGAACCCTCCAGGAGCCTGGCCCATCAGCCGGGTGACCGGCATGTCGGCATCGGCGGCGAGCCGCTGACTCATGCGATCGAGCATCTCGGGGAGCCCTGTGACTGGAGTCGCCTTGCGCTCGAACTCCTCGCTCGCTCCCCCGCTTCCGTCTCCCGCGTCGAGCAGGACGGCCCGCAGGACCGCGCGCGCCTCGTCCATCAGCTCGAACCGCTTCCGCACCAAGTCGGACTGCTTGCCGGCCAGCGCCTCACGCAAGCCGCGCATCTTGAACACGGCCTGGGCGAAATCCTGCATCAGGTGCGCGGCCCCGCCGAACGACATCCCGAAGTTCTCCAGCGTCTCCAGGATGCGAACGAAGATGGAGTCACCCCAGCCGCGGTTCTCGCGCGCCTGCCGGCGGGAGACCCGGACGCCGTCGAACCGGAGCACGCGCGACTCGTGAACGATCGTCGTGCCAGCGATCTTGGTCGGCTTGACGCCGCTCATCAGGCCGCCGGGGATTCCCTGCGGGTAAATCCAGTAGGTCTCCGGATCCCCGTACTTGTCGTCTTCCGGGTCGAGGTAGTACGTGCGCGGGTACGCCTCGAAGGCGTCGAAGACGGTCAGGAACTTGATCGATCGCAGCGTGGCTTCCCGCAGCGGCTTGGAGATGTCGGAGACGCCGTCGTCCGCGCCGAGCAGGATGACCGAGCCGCCGTAGGCGCGCTTGCGCATGAGCGCCTCGCGTGTCTGCTTGCGCGCCCTGAGGCGTTTCAGCTCCTTCTCGACGGCCTCGGAGATCTTCTTGGTCTCGGTGACGTCGTCGTCCTCGTCGTTCTCGATGAGGACGTCGAGCCAGCACCGGACCATCTCGCGCGCGGGCTCCTCGATGATCTTGGCGCCCATGGCATCGCCGCGCCAATACTCCTCGCACTCGACGTAGGAGAGCTTCCGGAAGGTGACGGCGGCGCCGCTGCGCTTGTCCCGGGAGGTCCCAAGCCCGGTGATCAGGTTGGACCAGCCGTCGTGCCGCTTCGAGTTGGGGATGAGACCCGGAATCCTTGGCTGAGCCGCCATGCGGCCCACCTATCACGGGGCTACTGCTCGGCCATGTCGCGGAGGAAGTCGAGGTCGCCGCCGCGGGTGGACCACCGCAGAAGGAGCTGGCTCTGCTGGTCCACCGCGTCGTCGTGCGCGCCCAGAGGGAAGCCCGCGTGCTCCTCGATGTACCGGTCGCGCCATGGCGCGTGTAGCGGCAGGAAGACGTTGCCGGCCTCGACCTGGGGCGACGTGGCGGCGGCGCGCGCCTCTTTCCCGCCCTCTGGGTTCACGGCGATCAGGCCGTAGATGTCACTCTTGAGCGTCGAGATGACGGCTGGACCGTTGGCTTTGTCCTCGACGAACTTGGCGTGCGCGTCGGGGTGCTTCTCGACCTGCGCCTTGATAGCACGCACGGTCTCCGGAAAGTCCATCCTCCGCCAGTCGATATCGAGCAGGTATTTGCTTGCGCCCTTCCTGCCCCACGCGCCTCCCGCAACGAAGTCGGAGGCCTTGGTGTCTTTGAATGAAAGGTCCCAGGAGAGCGCTACCTCGTCGAAAGTGTCAGGGATCACCACGATCCGATCTTCGAGGCCTGGGATCGACTCCTCCCAGGAGCGGCGCCAGTACCGCCACCAGGACCGCTTGAACATGCCGCCATCCGACGCGGTTGGCCGCTGCTGGTACATCGCCTCCCAGGCCCGCGTCCCGACCGTCCCTTTGATCCGGAGGAGCTGGCCAACTGGGTAGCGCGCAGGGTCCAGCGCCTCTCCTGCCTTTCGGTGCTTCTCCTCTTGCTCCGAGATGGCCGGGAATCGAACGACCTTCCACTTGTCTCCCGAGCCGTCTTCCTGTGCCCTCAGGAGCCGTCCAGACAGGTCGTCCTCATGCCAGCGGGTCTGGATGACGATCACCCCGCCACCCGGGGCGAGCCGCGTATATGCGCTCTTGGTGTACCACTGCCACACGCGCTCTCGGTATACGGGGCTGCTGGCCTCCACGTCGTCCTTGATCGGGTCGTCGATCAGCAGGATGTGCGCGCCCATGCCGGTGATGCCACCGCACACGCCAGCCGACCGGTACGCCCCGCGACGATCGACCACCTCGAAGAGGTCCGCCTTTCGAAGGTACGTGACGCCTGTTGAGCTCTTCCCGTTACGGCCTGCAAGCGTCGTCTCCGGGAACACCTCCCGATAGTTTTCGGAGTCGATGATGCGCTGCACGTCGCGGTTCATCAGATCAGCCAGGCCTGCCGAGTAGCTGGCCGCGATACAGGACAGGTCGGGGTTCCTGCCCAACGCGAAGGCTGGGAACCGGCGAGAGGCCACCTCCGACTTGCCGTGCCGAGGCGGAGCGAAGATCATCAGCCGCGGAGAGCGCTCCGCCAGCACCTCCCCCAAGAACCACTCCAACGACCCACATAGCTCACGGTGAAACCATCCGGCCCGATACCCTGGGTAGGTGAAGAGCGTGAAATCGATCAGGTGGCGCCGAGCGAGCTCGACGTCGATGTCATGCGGGGTTGGTAGTTCCATCCCCACCGCGCTCCGCAGCCCTGGCCGCGGCCCGAGCCGCCAACTCCCTGAACTGCGCAAGCTCCTCGTCCGTGTAGCCGCTCAGGTCGGACTTCGACTGCACGTCCACTTTCGCGACGTGCTCATGCCGATCCGGCGCGTCGAGCCCGAGCAGCTTCGCGCGGCGGTTCTGGCAGTCGATCGTTACCTGGAGAAAGCGAGGATCCCCGTTTAGCTCCTCGGTCTCCACGACCGCCTTGCGGCCGGCGGTCTTCCCGCCCGTCGTCGTCTCGGCCCGCCTCTTCTGCTTCTCGCCGATCGACCTCACCCACGCCTCGCGCGCCTCGCGCTCCGTCCAGTCGATCCGCTCGAGCTCGTCCTTGATCCAGTCGCCGATGTCCCGCAGCGCCTCGGCCTTCCAGCGCGCCTGGAGCGCGTTGATGTCCTTGGAGATGATCCCGATCGACCATGGCTCCCCGGTTTTCGGGTTCACGCACCCGTCCTCGGCCAGCTTCGCGATCGTTTGACGGAGCGAGAGTCCGCGCACCTTGTACGACGCGACCCGGGTGCGTCGGTCATCTACCATCGCCTTCTCCCTGGCCGCCTTGTTGGCCGGGGTCTTCCCGGGACCCTGATCGTTCACGCCCATGGGTTTTCACCTCACTCGGTTGGCAGGCTGGCCTTGCGGCAAGAGAAGCCTTCACTCTGGAGCCTAGTCGAGAGCCTATCCCGCTGGTCGAGCGAGTCGCAGTCGACGATGAGGGTCGCGGTCTCCTGGTCCTGGGGGTCATTGGCCGGATCGTTCCCGTCGAGCAGGTTGGATCCCGCGTCCTCGGCCATCTCGCGGAACATGGCCTGGAGCCCCTCGTCGTCGGTGTGGACCTCGGACAGGAGCGCCATGAGCTGCTCGTCGTCCCGGGTGGCCATCTCGGAGACGGGGTCGAGCACGGCCAGGGCCAGCTTCTCTTCCGCCTCGGTCAGATCGACGTACTCCACGGGGACGGTAGGGATGTCTTGACGCATCGCCTCTTCGCACCTTGCGTGCCCGTCCAGCACTTTCCCGGTCCTCTTGCTGACCAGAACGGACTTGACCCACCCCAACTCAGCCAGGGAGCCGCGGAGCGCATCGAGTTGGTGGCCGGGATGGCGCCGGTAGTTGCTTTCGTGCGCCAGCAACTGATCGGGCGGCACGTCGGCATGCCCGACGATGCGACTCTGGAGTGCTTTGGTTACGCCACGCTCTTCCATGTTTTCCTCTTCACGATGTTCCTGATGTTTGCCCACGGCAACCCGAACCTTTTCGCGAGCCGTTTGTATCCTACATCTCCGGCCGCATACGCCTCGCGGACGGCTCGGACCATCTCCTCGCTGATTGTGGCCATCGGGTTGTCAGCTCCCTGCACCCGCATCATTCCGTTTGCGCAGGCATGCAGGATGTTGTCGCGCCTGGTGACGTATTCGAGGTTCTCCAGCCGGTTATTGTGCTTGTCTCCGTCCTTGTGGTTCACCTCTTGGCCGTCCGGAACTGGACCGATGAAAGCCACGGCAACGAGCCGATGCACCAGGGCTCCCGTCCCCTTGTTGCGCTGCCAAAGGCTTACCGAAAGGTAACCGGCGTTGTGTCGGGATTGGACCAAGATCCTCCCCGCCCGAGACCCACCGCCCCCTCCCTCCCGGCGAATCCGCCCAAGGTTCGAGACCGAGTAGACGCGCTCGAACCCAACGACCGGTCTCCACTCCTCCGCCAGCAGTTGGTCTGGAGCCTCCTCGCCGTGGCCTACGATTCTGGTTCGGATCTGGGGCATCTCACTCCTCGGGTTCCTTTTCGATGGTGCTGTCGATGAACGGCACCTCGCCGTCAGGCCTCGTGCGGATGAACCGCTTGCGCGCCAGGCGCTGCGCTGGCGTGTCGTCGCGGTAGAACTTGAACCGTCTCGCCGTCCAGCCGACCTGGACCTGCTCGGCGTAGCCCTTCCCCTGCTCGCATTGGCCGGAGGAGCAGTAGGGGTGAATGCCGGCCTTCTTCGCCTTCACCGAGCCATCTCCCCACCTATTCCCCCCGGGCCACTTCGCGCCTTGTCGGTCCAGGCAGGTCTTGATCGGGAGAGCGCTGCAGCCGAAGTGGTCGCAACGCACCGGGTCGGTTGGCTTGAGCCGCCCGCGCCACCCCTCGAAGCTCCCGTCCGGCCGAGCCACCCAGAGGGCGAGCTGCCCCTCCAGCACATCCGGATGCTCGGCCTTGGCCAGTTCCCGGGCGCGGACGGCGCGCAGGAATTGAGCCGCCGCCACAGCTAGGGTCGGATTCCCGGACCGCTCGGCGATCTTGGCCAGGTCGAGCGCGGCTCTCGCTTGTGTCGCGGTCAGCGTCGGCACCATCAGACTCCTCTCTCCAGCATCCACAGCGCCTCCGACGCTGACCCGGGCTCAGCGGTTGCCAGCTCCCGGGCCAGGAGGTCGGAGAGACGGCGCCTCATGCGGTTGGCTTCGCCCTTCGGCAGACGGAGCACTCCTTGGGATCGGCCCTGTCCCGGCGCTTCCGGATCGGCCGGCCGCAGGCGCAGCGGTGTGCGAAATGCTGCTCGGAGGGGGGACGACGCACCGCGCGGCCGCGTACCTTTGCGGCGGCCTTCCGTCGGAGGGAATCCGACTTCGAGAGCGACGCGCCGGCGAGCACCTCCGGGGGGATCCTGTCCGGCGGCGTCTCGCCGTAGCCGAGGGCGCAGAGTCGGTCGAGCACCTTCCTCCGGTCGGCGTCCTCTGGCGCCAGCGCCCTCGCGATCTGGGTGGCGATCACCGCCGCTCCCCCGTCGCCCTCGCTCTCGAACGTCACGAACGGTTGGCTGCTCTTCATCCGATGACCGCCTTCCTGATCTCGACCTCGGTGCGCGGCCGCGCCGCGTCCTGGTGTTTCTCGACGTGCACACTGACCACCATCCGATCGTCGGGGTACGCGATGCCGTTGAGCGCGTCCTTCACCAGCTTCGCGTGGTTGTCCGCGTCCCCGAACGCGGGCTCCGTCGAGCTGAAGCGCCGATAGAAGGCCAGATGCAGCTCGACGGGGTAGAGAAACTGCCGGCGGACCCCGCCGTTGCGCGCGGCGACTCGGACGCGGTTCTTGTGGGCCTCCTGCTCCTTGTCGGAGTAGCGGAAGACGTTCCCGGTGGCCTTGTTCCTACCCTGCTGCGGGCGCTTCCAGGTGACCGGGTCGCCGAACACCGTGAACCTGCGCACCGAGGCCTCGTAGGCGCGGAGCCAGGCCTCGGCGTCGGAGAGGGAGCGGAACACCGGCTGGTGCTCCTCCTCCGCCCAGACCACCTCACGCTCTGCGCCAGGAGACGCGCCGATCATCCGGAAGGTGGTGTCACATCCCCGCTGCCAGGCTTTACAGAGCTCCATCCAGAACTCATTGTCGTGCGGGTAGAGCTTGTTCCAGCTCTCGCTCTGGGTGTGCGGGACGACCGGGGCAAACCCGATCTCCCGGAGCTGCTCGGCGACGCGCAGCGCCCGCTCGATGTTGCCCTGGACGTCGCCACGGAACGGGCCCGCCACGTAGCAGGTGACGCGGTCTTTCACCGGGCACCTCCGGACGGGACGACATGGCGCCGGAGTGACTCCCCATCCAACTCGATGAACGCGCCGACCTCGCGCAGCCTGCCCTGGAGGCGTCCGCCGTCCTGGCAGTAGCGCGCCGCGAATCGCTCCCAGGTCAGATTGGCCGTGAGAATGGTCTTGAGGTCGGCGTCGTACCGCTTGTCGAGTAGGCCGTGGATATTGGCCAGCGCCCACCCCTTCTCATCTAGGGGCTCGGTTCCGATGTCATCGATGACGAGTAGGTCCCACTCAGCCAGGCCATCCCAGAACTCGGCATCGAACGTCCCTGGGCGAACGAGATCGAGCGCCTTCACGAGCAAGCCGCGATAGGGCCGCTCCGGTCTGCCTCGCGATGCCGGCCGAACGCGGGAGGTGTACTCGTCGAGCCCCACGCACGCCGCCACCGTCTTCCCGGGCCCCTCTCCGCCCGTGAGAACAAGCAGCGTCTCGGGGCCGTCGATGAACTCCCGGACCGCCTCGATCGCGGCGTTGTTGTTGATCCTTCCGAACAGCTTCAGCACCCGCTCCGGGATACCGGCCGCGATGCGCCGGTCCTGGGTCTGCTGCTCCCGCGTGCGCTGCTGCCACGCCTCCAGCTCGCGATCCGACTCGGCCTCTCGGGCTTTCGCGTCCGCCTCGAGGCTTTCCCGGTAGCCGGGCTCCTCGGCCATCCTCCGCCGGTGTTCGGCGAGCCGCGCCGCAACGCCCGGGACCACCTCGCCGATCTGCTGTGGCTGCTTGCTAGAGTTCACGTCTTCCTCCAGTGAATTCGGTGTGCTTGGAAGCTGCGGCGGTTACCTTCCCGCCGGCGGGCGGACCCGCTCCCGCCTTGCGTTCGGCGAAGCGCTCGAACCGGTCGAGGACGATGTCGAGGGTGAGCTTTCCGGCCCAGTACTCGTCCGCCGCGGCGCGGTCCATCCGCGCGCAGACCTCGGCGGGACCGTGCCTGCCGCAGAGTTCGGTCAAGCGCTGCGCCTGGGCCGCGCTGAGCGGCTCTGGAGCGCCGTTGGCCACCTTCGGCCAGGCCTTGGTGCTCCAGTGCTCCCAGGGCTCCCAGGCCGGGCTACCGACGCCGAGCCGGGCTGGTCTTCGAGCCTCTCGGGCGTCGAGTTGGGTTGGTCTCTCCCCCCCCGGCGAGACCGGTTGCGCCGGCAGCGCCGCCGCAGGAGCATGCGCAGCTTCCGGCGTTCGGGGGGTAAGGGGGGTATATGCGTCTGCGACTGGATCTGCGTATGGAACTGCGACTGCGACTGGTACTGCGTGCGCGGGCTTTTGCCGGGAAACTTCAATTTCCGCGGCGGGAAGTGTTGCGTTCCCGGTAATTTCCCGCCCGGGAAGAGAATCATTTATGATTTCTGAATTGGTCGCGCTTGCGCTTCCCGGTGTGTTCCCGCCCGGGAGAACTTGGTTTCCCGGCGCGTTCCCGGTCATCGCGGCGGCGAGGAGGTCCACAGGAGGGGCCGGCGTGCGGCGCTTGGACCCCTTCCGCTCGGCCTCAGTCCCGTTGGCCATGTACTCGACCCGCTTGCGCTGGCCATGGCCGCCGAACCAGCCCGTGAGGAAGCAGTAGCGGCGCCCGCGCTCGGTCCAGACCAGCGCCATCGGCGGCTCACCAGGCTGGTGCTTCTCGGCGTACTCCTCGAGCCACCCGGACAGCTCCTGCTCGGAGACGTCCATCCGGTCAGGCCAGCCGCGCGCCAGGAGCGTCCTGGGGTGGACCTCGAAGCACCCGAAGTCGTCGGCGAGCAGGATGAAGCGCGGGAAGGCGTCCTGCGCGCGCGGCGAGAGCAGCGCCATCGAGGGGGAGTTCAGGAGCGAGTCGTCGATGAGTCGCTTCGGCATCAGGCGGCCATCCTTTCCAGCCACGACGAGGCCAACTTCCGGATCCGTTCCGGGTCCGTCTCGAGCCTGGTCACGAGGTCGCCGTTCGGATCGCGGATGCCCTCGACCTGTTGTTTCTTCACGTTGAGCACATCCATGATGGTCGGGTCGGAGCCGGTCTCCGCGTACAGGTAGTAGGCTGCGATCTGGCCGAGCAGGTCATCTCGGAGTAGGCGACCGACGCACTGCTCGTGGACGCCAGGGCTCCAGTCGAGCTCACCGAAGACGGCGTTTCGGCAGACCTTCTGGAGCCCGTCCAAGCCGAGCCCGGAGCGCAGCGACATGATCATCGCCTTCGACTTTCCCGTGAGGAAGTCGCTCGCCGCCTGGGCCTTCTGGAGGGGGCTCTCGGAGCCGGTGTAGAGCACCGGGTTCAAGTCCTTGAGCAGGTCCATCCAGATGTCGTAGACGGCTCGATGCCAGCCGAAGAGGAGCACCGGGCCGTCTTGCTCGACCAGCATCCGGACGAACGCGGCAACGTAGCGCGCCTTCGCGATGCCGGTTGCCTGGCGCAGGCGGTTGGAGAGCTCCTCGGCTGCGCGGAACTGGGCTCCACGCTCCTGGCCGCCCTGGGAGAGGATGATCTTGGCGAGCTCGGTCGCCGCGGTCTTGATGTCGTCGAGCGGCTTCTCGTCGGCGTCGACCACGTGCGGGATGATCTGGACCGGGGGCAGCTCGCGGCCCACGTCGGCGCGTCGGCGGCGCAGCATGAGCGCCTGCTCCCGCATGTAGGTACCGAAGGCGCGCGGGTCCTTGATCATCTTCCGCGAGTCGCCGTAGGACCCGCACCACTCGCGGGTGAACTCGTCCAGCGTCCCCAGCGCGCCAGGGGCGATGACGTTCAACACGTTGTGAATCTCCGCGCCGTAGTTGTAGATGGGGGTCGCGGTGAGGGCTATCTTGATCGCGGCGCCACCCGCGATGTGCTCCGCGGCGTTGTACTTGGCCGAGTCGTTGTGGCGGAGCTCCTGGCCCTCATCGAAGATGCACGAGCGCACCTTGCCGCGAAGCACGTCCGCCCAGCCCGAGAGCTTCGAGTAGGTGATGATCAGCACGTCGGGGAAGGCGTTCATCCCCGGGAGCGTGCTGGTTGTGTCCCCACGCCGGCGCGCGAGCAGGTCGTAGGGCTGGCCCTTCTTGATCACGTGAACATGCAGACCGGGGGCGAACCGGTGCAACTCGTTCTCCCACTGCCGGGTCAGGTGGGTGGCGGTCACCACCAGCGCCGGCCGCGCCGCGGGGTCGGAGATCACACAGATGGCGCTGCACGTCTTGCCGATGCCGAGGTCGTCGCCGAGGAGCAGGCTCCCGCGCTGGAGCGCCAGCTCCGCGGCTTGGGATTGGTAGTCGCGCGGCGGGATCGCGAGGGAGAATGCCCTCGCTGTGTACGAACCGTCGATGATGAGCTGCGCGCGCTCCTCGCCCTTCCGGTGCTTCTCGGCGCGGCCGTAGAGGTGGTCGGCCTGCTCCACCTCCATCGGGTACCGTTCCAAAAACCACGCCAGTTCGGCGCAGTTCTCGGAGGTGTCGGTCAGGCTGACCGAGCCGTATTCACTCTTGGAGATTCGCTGTAATACACGCTTGATCCGGATGATGACGTGCGGCTCCGCCTCGATGCGCCAGGCGCCGCCCTTGAGCGTTACTTTCCCGTAAACACGAGCCATCTAGGAGATCCCTCCAAGAAGCGCCACGACCCGAACCGGCTTGCCGCGCAGCGTCTCCGGGAGCGCGCCGAGTCGCGCCTTCGCTGTGACGAGCAGGATCGATTGGACCTGGTCGTGCTCGGCGTAGCGGTGGAGTTGGCGCGTCACGTCGGCGAGGGAGCCCTTGATCTTCACCTCCAGGGCGATCCCGGCCTTGACGAAGAAGTCGACGCGGTCTTTCGGGCCGAGCTGCTTCTCCCGCTCGAACCGGGCCCCGATCTCCGTCAGGACCGACTCGATGCCGTCCTGGAGTTCCTTCTCGTTCGTGTGGCGGAACCGGCGCGCCTGGAGCGCTGCGGAGATGCGGGCCACCTCGGGGGCAGGTTGCGCGCTGGTCACTCGCTCCTCCCAATCTTCCTGTGGCGGTTGGGATCGACCGGCAGGGACGTGAGGCCGAGGGACGGCCGGGGTGACACCTCGCGGTGGTCCAGCATCGCGCGCGGGCGCTGGTTCAGCTCCTCCGGCCGAATCACGCGGGTGATCCGCTCCAGCTCCGAGGGGCACGGGAGGGGCTCCAGTTCCTCCTCCAGCAGCGCCAGCCTCGCGCGCCGCTCCTCCAGCACCCTCTGCTGGGCCAGCCACTCCTCGACCGTCGGGATCTCGAGCTCCCGCGTCCTCGCCCGCGTCATGCTGCCGTCCTTTCCCAGCGGAGCTTGGTCTGGGTGGGGGCGAGATCGACGCGCGGCCGCGCCCTCCGGCTCCAGGTCCCACCGCCGGCCTCACCCAGGCAGCGCCAGCCGGCAGCGCGCAGCGATGCACCGCCCTCCTCGGGCAGCGTGTAGGTCACGAGCCGCCGGTAGCCGATGGCGCGCGCCGCCCGCCACGCGGCGCCGTAGAGCAGCGAGCAGGCATTCCGAGAGCCGTCGGTGGCCAGGCGGACCACCTCGGCCGTCCAGCCGTCCTGCAGCCGACGCGCCACCGGGCGCCCCACGATCGCCACCCCGCACACCCCGCCCTCATGAGCGGCTCCCAAAACGAGAATGCAGCCCCTTGCGGGCTTGTGGTGCCGGTGGTGCTGGAGCACGAAGGCGTTGGCCTCCCGGAGCGTGATCGGGACCAGGGCGAGCGCCATCACGAAGCCCTCCCAGCCGTCGGGAGATCGTCCTGGTCGCGCTCGTAGATGGTCACCGCGCGCATCGGGAACCCGAACCCAGTCGAGAGCCCGAACACCTTCACTACGCGGCAATTGGGGGGGGGATTCGGCGTGATGTAGTGGACGAAACAGATCCTTCCGCACGGCCGCACCACCCGCGCCGCCTCGCGCAGGAGATGGCTGGGGCGCGGGTACTCCACGCCGTAGAGGTCCTTGGCGTAGTGCTCGGTGTAGGGCGGGTCGAGCATCACGGCCTCCACCGAGCCATCAGCGAGCGGCAGAGCGCGCCCGTCCGCCAGGATGTCCGGCTGCGCCTCGGGCCGAATGTCCACCCGGATCCCCTCGCCCCGCGGCAGCGCGCCAGAGCAAACGTGCAGGACCTCGCTCCGGTCGCACTTGAGCCAGGGGAGGACCTTGGGGATCAGGCTGGCCGGGTACTGGCCGAACACCGGTTGCGGCCGCGCGAGGTCCTCCAGCTCCGCCAGGTCTTCGTAGAGGAAGCACAGCGCGGGCCGGCCTGGTTCGGTCAGCGCCTTCCCGCCGAGGCGCACCACGCGCCGAGAGTTGGTCTCGGTCACCGGGTTCCTCACGCGGCCGTGCGGCACGTTTCGGGGCCTGGAGTGCTTCACCCGGCCCTCCTCACGGCCTGGGCCGAGAACTGGGCGCGCACCAGCGCCGCGGCCATCGGCCACTACCTTGCCGGTCCCGCTGCAGAACGGGCACCGCTCCGACTGGTAGGTGAACCGGCTCAGCGAGTGCCCGTAGCCGCCGCACGCCCCGCAGCGCTCCGGCTTGACCGGCTTCGGAGCCGGACAGCCCTCGCCTCTCGGCTTGGCCGGATCGACCGGCACGGTGGTGACTCCGACCGGCATCAGGAGGCCCTCCCCGTCTGCTCGGCCAGTCGCTGGCGCTGGGGTCGGATGACCAGGACCATCACCTCGTGTCGGGCGAGCTCGCGCGCTCCAGCGGCCACCGCGTGAGCGCGCCGGCCCGGCGTCAGGTCGTAGTGCTCCACCCCGGTCCTCGAGGTCTGAGCCCAGCTCCGGCGCATGCCGATCCGCGCCGCGGCCGCGTGGAGCTCCTCCGGCGTGTCGGCGTAGAGGTGGCACCAGCGGTCGCCGTTCTTCGCGCCCACGCGCCGCGCCTGTGCATCGTGGTAGGCCGACACCGGGTGGGCCACCAGGTCGTCCACGTAGATCATGCAGCCCCCATCCACAGTCCGAGCTGCTCGCGGGCAGTCCCAACGCGGCCCAAAGCCTTCGCGTGGTAGCCGGGATCGATCTCCCACCCGATCCCGCGCCGGCCGAGCTGCCGTGCCGCGACGATCGTGGTGCCGCTCCCCGCGAAGCCATCGATGACGAGGTTTCCGTGGTCGGAGAAGTCGCGCACGATCTGGCGCATGAGGTCGATCGGCTTCGTGGTCGGGTGCGGCGCGGGGCGGCCGTGTCCCCACTCGCTAACCGCGTAGTAGACCCCGCAGCGCCCGCCGCCGTTCCAGCGGATATCCGCGGGCTTCCCGCACCAGAAGGCGAAGCACGCCTCGTAGCCGACGCCCGGCCGGTCGCCCGTGAGTTGGGGCTGGGGGTTCGACTTAACGTGCAGAAGAGTGCGGATATACCGGGCCCGCCCGGTCGCCTCGAAGGCGCCGCGCCAGAGATGGAGCGCTTCGATCTGGCCGAAGACGAGCGACCAGCGCTGGCAGACCCTCACCGACTCCGCGGCGAACCGAACCCGGGTCTCCTCCGTCATCGCAGCGAACGGGAGCGGCGCCTCTCGGACGCCGCGGTTCGTGCCCTTCCCGACCTTGATCCGGCGCCCCTTGGTGTGCGCCTCGCCCTCGTATGGAGCGTCGCTGCACATCAGGTCCACCGAGCCGTCCGCGAGCGACGCGAGACCGGAGACCGGATCGAGGCAGCTCCCAAGCCTGACCTCCCAGCTCATCGCGACCTCGGGAGCTTGAGCGAGAACTGCTTGGTGGGCCGGCCCGCGCGCATGAACGCCTTCTTGCGCCGGGCGAGCTTGGCGATTCGGCCGTCGAGCTCGCGGCATGCGCGCTTCCGCTCGGCCTCATTGGCCGGGATGAAGTACCCAGGGCGATCGGTCGAACTGGAGGCGATCGGCACGCCGAGGTCGATGAGGGCGGCGACGGCCTCACCGACGCGGCGAAGATGCGCCCTGGGCCGCTGCTGGCGGAGCTGCTGGAGCAGCACGCGCCCGGTGGCCGCGTTCGCCGCACCGACGTGGTGCGCGCAGAGGATGGCGAGCAGGTCGGCCATCAGGGTCGGGTCGGCATCGCGAGCGCTCACGCCGCCACCCTCCTCTCGCGGCTGAGCCGCCTGTAGAGCGTCCCGAGGGGAACCCCGAGCGCGACGGCGCGCTCCTTCACCGTCATGCCGTCGGTGAGCATCGGGCGACGCTTCGGGGGTTGCTGGCGCAGTGCGCCCTCGGACTCCATGCGCGTCCGGTCGATCGCCCAGTCCGCCACCTCGGAGGCCTCGGAGCGGCGGTCCTGCTCAATGACGCACGCACGGTGCATGTAGATGCCGGACCCGGTGTGGATCAGGACGCCTGGGTAGCGGGTGCAGCCTGGGAGCGCGCAGTTCACGGTCCGCACTCCCAGCCCTCGCCATCGGAGGCGGGGCGGCACGTCGCGTGACGGAACGTGCAGAACATCGACCGGTATCCGGGGGCGAACTCGCAGTGGTCGTCCCCCGAGACCATCATGTAGCCGATCGGATGAATCCCGCTGGAGGCGCAGCCGATGCCGACGCTGACCGTGGCGACCATGCACGCGTGGACGTTGTCCTCGGCGTAGAGCCGCTCGTCCTCCTCCTTCCGGCGGCGGATCTCCTCGCGCCCCTGAGCGTTGATGCGGCGCAGGACGGCCGTCGTCTCCCTGAGTTGCGCGCTGGACTGCTCCAAGCCGACGATCAGCGTCGCCTCGGAGTTGTGGCACCGCCTGAGCTCTCGGATGGCGAGGTCGACGGCGCTCGGCGAGGCCTCGGCAGGCCCTCCAGCCGACACCGGCGCCGGAACGGACATCATCACGATCAGCAAGAAGAGCGTCTTCATTCGTGCCCTCAGTATTCGATGTCGTCAGCGTGGTCGGCCGGGGGCGGCTGCCACGGCTTGGTTGCGGCGGGCGGTTCGTGGCCGTGGTCGCGGCACCAGGTGCACTCGGTGCCGGCGCGTGCGCGGGGAGCGCTGGCCGAGCAGCATGGACAGATCGCGACGATGAGGTCGGGCGCGGTCCGCTCGATGCGGCGGATCTCGAGGTCGGAGAGCTCCGCCAGGCGGACCCCGTTCGCCCGCAGCTCGTAGAGGACGGAGTGCTTGCCGGTCACTGCACCCCTCCAACCGGAGGCGCCTCTACCGCTCGGAGGAAGAACAGTTCGTCGGCCAGCTCTTCCAGGCCGAGATCGATCGCGAGCTTCTCGTCGGGCTCGAAGCGGTGCGAGTGCGCGTAGAACTTGGCCATGCTCAGCGCCTCCGACGCGGCGGCTGCGGACGGGAGGTGCTTCACGAGCGCTTCTCCTTCCGGACCCGCTGCACCCACCTCGACCTCGCGGTGACGGCCTCGGTGTGCTCGGGGGAGTTCAGGTAGTCCCGAGCGCAGGTGTCGCAGAGCTTGAGCAGGTGTCCCTGCTGGTGCGCCTGCTTGCCGCAGACGGCACAGCGGTCTTCCTCGGGGAGGCGCGGGTTCATCGGCGCCTCCAAGCGCGGATCCCGTCTCCGGTGAGGAGGACGACCGCGACCACGGCGACGCCGAGGATCAGGATGCCCGCGCCAGTCGCCACGACGAGCGCGAGCCTGGGGTAGTTGCGCCGGATCAGCTCCCACGCCCCGTAGCCCGCGACGTAGATGGCGACCACGAACAGGAGGCCCCGGAACAGCGGGCCACCATGGACGCCCGGCCTCTGCGCCACCAGGCGCGCGGCCAGCGGCGTGTAGCTCTCTGCTGCCCGTTGCAGTTCCACCATGTCTCGCTCCCTTTCTGTGACGTTGAACCGATTCACACCGTGTAATTCACGTCACGCTGAACGTACGACGCGCATTCACCTGGGGTCTTGCCGGTACCTCGGTCGTGGGACAGGATGCCGGGCCATGGACGACCTGCCGACCAAGCGGCCCGTCGAGAGGAGCCACGAGGCTGGAGACGGTCACCCGGAGTCGCCGGGCGATCCTCGCGAGACGGGAGATGTTGACCTCCTGCCGTCCAGCCTCGATGTGCGAAACGCTCGTTTTGTCGGTCTCGATGGCGGTGGCGAGCTGCTCTTGGGTGGTCCGGCTAGCCTTCCGGCTCGACCGGATCTCCCGCCCTACCAGTCGCATCGCGGGGGAGCTCTTGCGGGTCATCTTGTTGGCGACTTTGCCAGCATTGCTATATTGGCGTCAATGCCAACAACACGGGGCGTACTCAAGTGCCGAAAATTGCTAGACTTGTCATCAGAGTGGCGACGAAGATCCCGGTCCCGCGAACAGGCAGATACAACTACTTCGACGCGGCCTATGAGGTTCAGCGCTGGATGGAGGCGAAGCGCGGGCGTAAGGCCCGGATCGCCGAGGCGCTAGGTCTGACCCCTGACCTCATCTCTCCCCGCCTACGGGGGAAGAGCCGATTTTCAATCGAGCAGCTTGGTGTGATCGCCGACGAGGCCGCCGCTCCCCGGGGATGGCCGTTCCTAGGATGGGAAGACGCCGTCGAGATCGATCGCACGTTCCGCGGCGAGCGCAGCCTGCCGCGACCGCCGCGGGCGAGCCTCAACCTGTAGCGCGCGCCGCACAGTAGCGGGCGGATTCCGCCACCCGGAAGCGCGGGCGATCACGACAAGACAGATTGACTGCTTGTGTCTAACTCCTACTGGGGGTATGCAGATCTACCCATGACGGCAAGCGCAGCGCGGCGGGGCTGGTCGAAGACCAGGCAGCGCGAAGCGGTTCTACTGGACGTAATCGGCCGCATCAGACATGCAGCCAACCTGGCCGAGGTCTCGGTTCACTGCGGAGATCTGAAGGACGGCGAGGAGCATCTCCGCGGAGTGATCTCCGAGGTGCGGCCGGATCTACGGGCCCTGCGCCCTCGCTCGCGGAGACGCTGAGCACCTAACACCTTCGGCCGCTCCCCGACCCCTGCCCCTTAGGCCGGACTCTCGGTTCCTTTTGTGTTTCCAGTATATTGGCGTCTTCGCCAACTTGGTCTTGACGCCAACGTGGCAACGTTGGTATCTTCGCCAACGTTGGAACCGTGAAGCAAGCGGTTGAACGGCGCGCCCCTGCAACGGGACCAGGTGAAGTTGCCCCCCGGGGAAAGGAGTCGAGCCGGACGGAAGCGAGACGAAGCACCGCAGCGGCAGCACGGCACAAGGAGCGCGTCATGACGTGGTTCGAGAGCGCAACGAAGCACCTGGAAGCGGCGAAGGTACATCTCGCCGAGGCGCAGCGGATTCTGACGGGCGGGCGGAGTTGACCATGACCCCCGAGCAACTGGCAGAGCTGCGCAGGATCGAGCTGGAGGCGCGGAGGGCGCGCTGGGCCGCCGAGCGCGACCACAAGGACGCGGAGATCGCGCTGATGTCGGCGGAGATGGAGATGGGTCTCCGCGCGGACGACGAGCGGTTCAAGCTCGAGCTGAGCCGCGTCACCCGTCTCCGGGAGGTCTTCTCCGCCTACGCGGAGGGCGACGACGCCCGGGGTATGCGGATCATCATGGGCCGGAGGGCGGCATGACCGTGAACCGCCGAGCAGGCTGGCTCAAGCGCGCCGAGTGGTGGGTCATCGACCAGATCTGGTCGTGGCCCCGCTGGATCCGGGTCGCCTGCACCATCGTCCTGACAATCACGGCGATCCTGGTCGTCGTCACCATCCGTAAGGCCTCGACGGGACACCTGTGGTGACCATGTGCCCGACCTCATCGGAGAAGACCAAGAAGACCACCTCGACGCGCCGGGCGGTCCGCTCGACCCGGGCGAAGAGCCGGACCCCTACGACGAGCCGGCGAACGAGGACTGGGGGCACGACGCTCTTTGAGTGGCTGTCGGTGGACGAACTGATGCGCCCCGCCCTCCCGAACCTGATTGACGCAGTGGAGCTTTCCGAGGCCGCCGAAGCGGGCCTCATCGCAGAGCAGCCGACTCCGCGGCGCTGAGCCGCGGTCAACCCGCAACACCCAGAGGTAACACATGGGACTCGCAGCCAACTTCGCCACCAACCTCAAGACGCAGCGACTCCGCCGGAAGCTCTCCCAGGAGGTTCTCGCGGCCAAGGTCGGTCTTTCGGTCAGCTACATCAGCATGCTCGAGAGGGAACAACGCTCCCCGCCGCTCGACACGCTGGAGAGCATCGCCAAGAGCCTCGGGGTCAAGCCGACGGATCTGCTGAGTTGACGGACTCGCCTGGATCCCAGGCGAGAACCAGCCCCGGAGCGGACGGGCACGCTCGTTCTTCTCGTCCGACCGCTCGCCGCTCCGGGCCGACTTTCGCGTCTCGTTTTCTTGAGGTGAAGCATGGAAGCGGTCAATGAAGCGATTCGACGCGTGCTGTGGCTCGACGAGCGGCGAAAGCACATCACCTCCAGCGACCTGGCCGCGATCATGGGGCTCCCGGACGCCTACGGGTCTCCGATGGGCGTCTTCCTGGAGAAGCAGGGGCTGCTGGAGAGAGGCCGGGAGTCCACGTTCCTGGAGGCCGGCCTCCGGCTCCAGCCGGTGATCCTGGAGTGGTACGCCGACCAGCGCCAGGTCGCGATCGAGCACTCGGACCCGTACGAGCTGACGGTCTGCGCCGACCATCCGATCCTCGCCGCCTCGCTCGACGCGCGCTGGCTCAACGGAGACCGCCGCTGCGTCGATGCGAAGAACGTGCGCGTCAAGAAGTCCGAGGATTGGGGCCCGGACGACACCGACGAGATCCCGGCCCGCTTCGTCGTCCAGCTCCACGCGCAGATGGAGTGCACGGGGACGCGGGAGGTTGCCGAGCTCGCGACCCTGTTCGCCGGGGCGGACCCGGGCAAGTTCATTGTCCCCTACGACCCCGAGATCGGCGCCGGCATCATCGAGGCGGCCGAGACCTTCTGGGCGAAGCACGTCGCCGCAGACATTCCACCCCCAGTGGACGGCACGGAGGAGTGGACCCGCTGGCTCAATTCGCAGCGCGAGAGGCGTGCAGGGCTCGTCGCCGCGACGCCCGAGGCCGACGGCTGGGCCAAGCGGCTCCGGCGCGCGCGGTCGATCGGTGAGCGCGCTGAGGCCCGGGAGCTGGAGGCACGCAACCACCTCGCCCTCCTCATCGGCGACGCGGCCGGCATGACCGGGGCCTGGGGGCGCATCACATACAAGGCGAGCAAGGGCCGGACCTCGGTCGACCTGGAGAGGGCGATCGAGGGCTTCATCATCCGACTCAACGAGGGTCCGCTGGGGGGCGGCTTCTCGATCCCGCGCGCCAAGCTGGAGGCGCTGTGGGCCGAGGTTCTCCGCGACTTCACCATCACCAAACCCGGAACGCGCAGTTTCCGACCGACTTTCAAGGAGTAACGCACATGGCGACCAACGGTAACGGCAGCACCACCACCTACCAGCCCAGGCCCACGGCGATCGTGGCGCAGGCGCCCCAGTCCGTGCCTCTGGCGACGACCGGGGAGACCGCGTCGGCTGTCCTCGCGGCGCAGGCCAAGGCGCTCGTCTCGGCCCGGTTCGAGATCGCGCTCGCGAAGCCTCGCGACGTCGACTCGGTCCGGGAGAAGCTGCTCAAAGAGTGCAAGCGCCCCAGCTTCGCGGCCGTGGCCATCTACCACAAGCCGGTGGGCAAGGGGCTGGAGGGGCCCTCCATCCGGTTCGCGGAAGCGTGCCTGCAAGCGATGGGCAACCTCGCGATCGAGACCCCCGCCATCTACGACGACGCGGAGAAGCGGATCCTCCGGGTCACGGTCTCCGACATGGAGACCAACGTCACGCACTCCAAAGACGTGACGATCATGAAGCGGGTGGAGCGTTCGAGCCTCAAGGACGGTCAGTCCGCCATCCGGACCCGCACCAATAGCTACGGAAAGCCGGTCTTCGTCGTCGAGGCCACCGACGACGAGATCCTGAACCAGGAGAACGCCCTGGTGTCGAAGGCGCTCCGCACCACCGGGCTCCGCCTGGTGCCGGGTTGGCTCATCGACGAGTGCATGGAGCTCGTCCGCACCACCCGCAACAGCGAGGCCGCGGCCGACCCCGATGCCGCCCTCCGCAAACTCTACGACGCCTTCGGCGCGCTGGGCGTCACCGTGGACAGCCTCAAGCAGTGGCTCGGCCATGACGGCGCGCCGCAGCCGAAGGAACTCGAGGAACTGCGCGGGATCTACACCGCGATCAAGGACGGTGAGGCGAACTGGCGTGACGTGATGGACGCGAAGGCGCCCGACGACGCGCCCGCTCGCGCCGCGGCAGCTAGCGCAGCGCCTGCCCCCACGAAGGGCGCCGCAGCGGTGAAGGCCGCGATGCGCAAGGCAGCGCCTGCCGCCGCGCAGCCCGAGCTCCCCACCGCTGGGTCTGCGCGGCCCGCCGCCCCCGCCGACGACGTCCAGTTCGAGAGCGCGGAGGAAGAGCGCGCCCGCCTGGAGAAGGAGGCGAAGCAGCGCGCGGCCGACCTCGCCCAGGCCGCGGCGGCGAACGCTCGCGAGCCCGGCTCGGACGACGGGGACGAGCCCAAGGAAGACGACGAATTCGCCGCGAAGTAGCAACGCAAGACCACCAGTGAATCAAGGAGCGCGTCATGAAGATCGTCAAGCTGGAAGTGTCCAACTTCAAGAGGATCAAGGCCCTCGAGATCACGCCCAAGGGCTCGGTGGTGTCGATCCGCGGGAAGAACGGGGCGGGGAAGAGCTCCTGCCTCGACGCCATCGCGGCCGTGTTCGGCGGGGCGGACCTCTGCCCCTCCGAGCCGGTTCGCCGCGGCGCTGACGGCGCGATGGTCCGGGTCGAGCTCGACGAGGACTTCGTCGCCGAGCGGCGCTGGACCGCCGGCGGGAGCCGCTCCACCCTGACGCTCAAGCACAAGGACGGGGAACCCTACAACAAGGCCCAGACGCGGCTCGACGATCTGATCGGCAAGCTCACCTTCGACCCGCTCGCGTTCACCCGCCTCCCGGCGAAGGAGCAGGCCGAGACGATCCGGCGCCTCTCCGGCCTCGACTTCACCCAGCTCGACGCCAATCGGGCGAAGTACTACGCCTCCAGGACCGACGCCAACCGGCAGGTGGACCAGGTCCGCGCGCGTCTGGCGACCATGCCGGAGGTCGCGGCGCCCCCTGCGGAGGTGAGCGCGGCCGAACTCACCGAGGAGCACCAGCGGAGGAGCGAGCAGAAGACCGCCAACGAGCGGAAGCGGCTCGCTCTCGATGCGGTGCGAGTGGAGTACCGCCGCGCCGGCGAGGAGGTCGAGCGGATCGAGGCGGCTATCAAGGGCGTCCAGGAACAGATTGCCGCCCTCCAGACCCAGCTCGCCGACCGCCAGGCGCAGCTCGTCCAGGCGCGCGAGGCTCGCGAGCAGGTCGGGCAGAAGGGCGCCGCTCTCAAAACTGAGGTGGCTGCTCTCCGTGACCCTGACCTCCAGGAGATCCCCGCGAAGCTGCGGGAGATCGAGAGCATCAACGCCTCCGTCCGCGCCGCGCAGGCCCGCCAGGACGCCCTCTCGGCGCTCGACGACGCCGAGGCCACGGCCCGCGACCTCGACGCCTCCATCAAGCAGATCGACGAGGAGAAGGCCAAGCTCCTGGCCAAGGCGAAGTTCCCGATCTCCGGCCTCTCGTTCAGCGACGCCGGGGTGACCTACCACGGGCTCCCGTTCGACCAGGCCTCGCAGGCTGAGCAGCTCCGGATCAGCGTGGCGATCGGCGCGGCGCTCAACCCGAAGCTGCGGGCGATGCTGGTGCGAGACGGGTCGCTCCTCGACGAGGACTCGCTCGAGCTCCTGCGAGGCGAGGCCGAGCGGCTCGACCTGCAGGTGTTCCTCGAGACCGTCTCTTCTGGCCCCGGCGACGGGATCCTGATCGTGGACGGCGAGGTCGAGGGCGCGGAGGTGGCGAATGGCTGACCTCGACCTGGTCTACGGCTGCATCACCCGAGAGATCGAGCACGCGGTCGGCAGCGGCACGGCCCACGCTCTCGGAGAGATGATCGCGCACGGGATCGCGGAGGGTCTCCATGCGGCGCTCTCTGGGGCGCAGGCCTCCCCGAGCCGCGACCAGCTTGCCGCGATGGCGCTCCCCGGTATTCTGACGGCCGTTTACTCCAGGAACGAGGGGGTCGACGACGCCCTGTGCGCCAGACTCGCCTACGACGCCGCCGAAGCGATGGTCGCCGAGCGGGAACGCCGCGCCGAGATTGATCAGCGGGTCGCGGCGGTTCCGTCCACCCTCACCGGAGAGGACGTGTCCAATGGCTGATCCGACCTGCGAGACCTGCCCTTTCTTCGCGCTCGCCTCTGGCAATCGCCGGCACCTCTACAACGCCTGCCGCCGGAGACCGCCTGGCGCGGTGCTCACCATCACGGACCACGCCTGGCCCCAGGTCGATCCCGACGACGTTTGCGGCGAGCACCCCGAGCACCCGGCCCAGCGCGATCGGCTCGCCGCGATGGCGATGGCTCCGCTCATCGAGGGATCGGATTGCGTCCATCCCGTGGACCTGCCCGAGCTCGTGTCTACCGTGGTGGCGCAGGCCTACCTCTTTGCCGACGCAATGCTCGCAGAGCGCGCGAAGAAGACCGGCCATGCCTGACTTCGAGCTCACCCCGAGGGCGACCGCGGACCGGGCCTGGATCGTCGAGCAGATCGGCCGGCGCTACCGCGGAATCCAGAAGACCGGTGAAGCCGCCTTCGAGGTGACGCTCGCGAAGCCGGACAAGAAGCTCGTCTGGGTGTTCGGCCAGAGCGCAGAGGCCGCGATGGCAAAGGCCCGGAAGCGCGTCGAGTCGATGACCGATGTCACTAACGGAGAACAGCCGTGAAGATGGTTCAGCCTCCGCTCGGTCCAGATCGGGTCCCCTGGTACGGGATGCACCTTGATCTACGAAGAGTGCTCACGCATCCCGGGTTCGTCGAGATCTCCCGGTGGCAGATCATGCCGGAGCCCGTGGCAATCGGCCTGCGACTCGGGGACGGGCCGACGATCACCTGGTTTCACGGCGACACGATCGACGCGACCCTGCAGCGCGCCATCCGCGGGATCGAGTTGCTCGGGACGAGGGTTGCGTGATGGCAGCCAACCGCGACACCTTCCGCCTCGCGGACCTTCCCCGGAAGACGCGCGCCAAAATCGCGCGGCTCCTCCGGCCGAAGCCCGCGCCGGCGTGGCGCAAAGAGATGAAGAGCGAGCGGCTCGGCAAGGAGCGGCTCACGAAGGAGCAGAAGCTGGAGAGGTGGGCGGCGATCAAGGAGGCTGTGAAGACGCGCCTCGTCGATGGCCGGTGCGAGTGGGGTTGCGGGCAGATGGCCGACGACCCGCATCACCTCCTCTCGGGGAACGGCCGGCGCACCGAGTACGAGTCGCCCGAGACGGTGGCGGGGATCTGCACCTACTGCCACCGCGCATACGAGCGCGCCGATCCGGAGGTGCTCGCCCGCGCCCTCCGGTGGGCCATCCGGCTCCGGTTCCGGATGGCCGAGAGGGAGATCCGCCACCGCACGGCGAAGTCCAAGGAAGCGAAGTCTGCGCAAGTCCGGAGTGAACGATGAGTGATACGAGACGAATCGACGATTGCAAGGTGCTGCTCGCGGGACTGCTTTTCATCCGCCAGCCGGTCCGCTCAAGGGGCGCACCCTGCTCGATCTGCCGAGAGGTGACGCCGCAGGGCGAGGAGATGTACCGCCCGTCGGACGGGTGCTGGGGGGCTGCCAAGGGAGCCTACGGGGACGATCCGCGGCTCTGCTTCGCGTGTGTTGCCGGGAAGCTGGCCGGATCTCCGCGCCCGCCGCCGCGGCTCCCCTCTCTCCACTTCGTGACCGGGAGTGGCCGATGATCGCCGAGAGCACCCTCAAGACCCAGCGGAACGTGGTTGCGGCCCTTCGGTCCGGGTTCAGGCCGGCGCGCCGTCCAATCGACCCGATCGACCACGTGCCGGAGCACGTGATGAAGCGCCACCCGCAGGACGAAGAGCTGCAGCGGTCCGACTTCGCGTGGGACCGCAGCGAGGAGCGGCGGTGAGGAGGGCCCTCTGTCTAGCCGCGATGGAATTGTGCCGCGCGGTCGTGCTGGTGCTGGTGTTGGTCATGCAGGCGCTTGCGCTGGTCAACGTCGCCATTCTCGAGATCGCCGCGTGGTTGTCACGTCACGCATGAGGACGAGCCCAAAATGAGCACCAACAGCAAGATCGAGTGGACCGACGCGACCTGGTCACCCCTGCTTGGCTGCACTCCATGTTCAGCCGGCTGCGCACAGTGCTACGCCGTCCGGACCGTCTGGCGGATGGCTCACAACCCGAACAAGAAGATCGCCGAGGACCGGGCCGGCCTGGTCGAGAAGACGTCCAGCGGCGCCCTCCGGTGGACGGGGAAGGTGAACCTGCTCCCGCACCATCTCGACGCCCCGCTGCGCTGGCGCGAGCCTCAGCGGATCTTCGTGGGGAACCAGGCCGACCTTTTCCACCCATCTGTCCCCGACGACTTCATCATGGAGGTCTTCTCGGTGATGGCGCTCGCCGAACGTCACACCTTCCAGATATTGACCAAACGTCCAGACAGGATGGCGAAGCTCCTCGGAGACGAGAGCGGCATCTTCTGGGCTTGCGTAGAGGGTGGGGCGCAGCGGCGCGAGTTCGAGCGAACCGGGATCGATCCCTCGTTCTCCATGGCCGTCCACGGGCCGCTCAAGAACGTCTGGCTGGGGGTGAGCGTCGAGAACCAGGCCGCCGCCGACGAACGGATCCCGGAGCTGCTCGCCACCCCGGCCGCGGTCCGGTTCCTCAGCGTCGAGCCGCTGCTGGGCTCGGTGGACCTGCGGGGATGGGGCGACCACGCGCCTCTGGCTGACGTCTCGGGCGTTCCTGAGTCGTGGAGCGAGTACCGGTGGGATGACTGGGTGCCGACGGAGCTCCGCCGCACGATCGAGACCTTCTGGTCGCCGGCTATGGGGCGCGGGCCACGCGCATGGATGCGGGATCACAGCGCGCAGGCGGTGCCGCGAACGGGAGCCAGGGTCAGGTGTGCCGTGGGCGCCTCCGGCTGGGCGATGGTCGACAAGATGGCGACGGTCGGAGTGACCGGACGGTATGTTCACTGCTGGAACAACATCGGCCGCGTCATCACCGACGACGGGCAGGTGCTCCCGGCTTCTGGTGGTCGCGGCTCCGGCTGGATGAGCCGATGGCTCACGCCACAGGGCGAGTATAAAGGGAAGCTCCACTGGGTCATCGCGGGCGGAGAGAGCGGCCCCGGCGCGCGGCCGATGCACCCGGACTGGGTCCGGTCGATCCGGGATCGGTGCCACGCCGCGGGGGTGCCGTTCTTCTTCAAGCAGTGGGGCCAGTGGGAGCCGCTCTGCGGCTACTACGCGAACGACGACACGATCCGTGACCGCGTGCTCGACCGTCGTGGCGTCGAAATCGTCGACCAGGACGGCGGGACCTGGAACCCGAAGACGGACGGCCAGCCGCCGCCGGGCTGCTGGATGATGTCACCCTCCGGCAAGAAGCGCGCGGGCCGGATCCTCGACGGGCGGACCTGGGACGAGATGCCGGAGGTCAGCCATGGCTGAGGCCTTTACGTTCACCAAGGGTCTGGTGGAGCAGTACCGGTTTCGCGGCCCCCACTTCTCGTGGGCGGTCATCACCCTGGATCCCGGCGGCATCTTCCAGGCGGTCAGCGACTTCGGAACCTACGCCTACTCGGGATGGCGACACCACGGGTGCGCCAGCTTCAAGCACTTCCTCATCGAGATGACCGAGGCGGACTACTTCATCAGCAAGGTGTGCAGCGACGGTCAGGGGCTGAGCGGCCCCGGCCGCGCCGGCATGGTCTTCACCCCCGAGCGGACCCTCAAGGATCTCCGGCGGTCGATCTGCGAGCAGCGCCGGGAGGAGGGCCTGACCAAGAGCGAGGCGGCCTCCTGCTGGGAAGAGATCGAGGTGCTTGGGGACGTTCGGGACGAGAACGAGTTCGTCCACGTGCTGATGGACTCCTGCCCCGACACCTTCGATCGGCTCTTCGGTGGTGACGCCTGCGATGCCTCCGATGCGTGCCGCCACGAGCTCGCCGCTGCCCCGCTCCGGTTCTTCAACGAGATCGTCCGCGGCCAGCTGGTCCCGGTCCTCGAGGCCGAGATCGCCGCTGAGCAGAAGGCTCCCCGGCCGGAGGCGCTCCGCTGATGGCCCTCCCCGCGTCTACCCGACGGACCCTCGCCGTCTACCGCCAGGTCGTGGCCTGCCTGATGCGCGCCAAGGCGCCGCGGGCGGCCAAGGTAGCGGCGATCGAAGCCCTGGCCGACGACGTGGACGCGGTGGCCGCCGAGCTCGGCCTCTCGGACCGCGTCGAGCGGCTCCGGCGCGAGCTCCGGCCGGCGCTCTACACCCTCCCCGCCGTGAGGATTCGCCTTGGCAATACCCCTGCCACCACCCGTAAAGGCGGGTCAGACCTACACCTGTCGCTCCTGCGGGGCGTCCAGCCGGCCAGCTCGCGAGCACAAGCGCCGCGATCCGGAGGACTACCGCCCGCACCTGGCGCTGATCGTGGAGTGGCCCACCGAGGCCGGACGCCTCGAGGCCGTGGGAGCCGCCTATGCCCCCGAGCTGTGCCCCGAGTGCTCCCGCAAGGAGACCGCGCCACCTCCACCACCACCCAAGGGCCAATTGGGCCTGCTCTGAGGAGACCATGACCGACAGCGAAACCGCCGCCGCCCCGCCCGCCACGAAGGAGCTCCCCAGGGAGAACCTCGTCTCCTGCCTCCGGACGATCGCCATGGTGGACAGGACCACCTACCAGCACCACGAGGAGCGCCCGCGGGACGGGAAGCGGCCCGAGGAGGCTGGCGGGACCATCTGGCTCACGCCCAGAGAGATCGCGCTCCGGCTCCTGGACGCGATGGGCGAGAACACCGACGCGCTCTACTCCCCGTTCAAAGAAGGGGGCGGGCTGTGAGCGCGCCCGAGACGGTCTGGAAGAGGGCGCACACCGCGATCTGCGAGGCCACGGCGCAGGGGCACCTCTCGATCTCCATTCCGGCCCGGCCGGACCGCGACCATGACTTCATCGTCGTGAGCGCGATCGATCGCGGAGAGGAGCTGGAGAAGCGCCTGGAGCGCGCCGCGGATCGACTGGATCTCCTGGCCGAGCACCTGGGGCCCGAGCAGGCCAAGCTCGCCAGGCGCTGGGCCGAGGAGGCGCGGGCGGGCATGGCCCCAGCGATCGAGACCGACGACTACGAGCCCCCGCAGCCCTCCTCTCCAGCTCCCGACACGGCCAGGGGCATCTACGACAAGTTCCAGGTCATGCGCAGGGACGGATCGAGCGCTCCCGGCGGGAAGCACGAGCACTGCGAGTACTTCGTTCTCGACCTGGATCACGACAAGTACGCGCGCCCCGCGCTGCGAGCCTACGCCGACGCCTGCTCGTACGAGTTCCCAGTACTGGCCCGAGACCTGCGCGCCACGTCGTGGGACCTCCCCGCCCCGCCCTCCCCCGCGGAGCCGGGAGCGCCGGCCCTGCGATCACTGGCCGATGAGGCATGGTCGATCGGCACGACGCTCACCGGTGACTCGTCGAAGAGGCTCAAGGCCCTGTCCGCGAAGCTGCACGAGCTGGCCGCCGACCCGCCCGCCCCCGAGCCGGGAGCGTTGAGCGAGGAGCGCGGCAACTGGACCATGCCGGAACTAATCCGAGCGCTGGACGCATCCGAGGCGGAGATCCGCCGCCTGCGCGCCTCCCCGAGCGCGCGGGAGGGGCAGGGCGCGGCCCCGGGGAAGGACGGTGGGACCGATGGCCGGTGAACTGGACGACATGGAACTCCCGCCCGGCAAGAAATGCGGCGACTGCCTGAGCTACTCTCGGTGCGCGTGGCTGTTCCAGTGCGATCCGAAGTCCAAGCGCTGCGACTGGAGCCCGTCCAGATTCGCCCCCGCCAAGGAGGACCCGACCGATGGCCGGTGACCGATTCGACGAAGCAGTGGGCGCGTACGCGGCGGCGCTGGGGAGTTACGGCGAGGGCAACGGTAGCGAGGACGCCGTCGAGTCCGCCTGCGAGTCCGTGCATGAGGCCCACGCCTCCGCCCTCCAGGCCGCAGAGCAGCGAGGGCGGGAGGAGATGCGGGAGGAGGCGGCGACGATCTCGGAGGAGCCTGCGGACTGGATGCCGACGACGTACCAGGTCCGGCTGGCGAAGCGCATCCGCGCCCTGCCGTCCACTCGGAGCGACGAGAAGTCCAACCAGAAGGGAGACGACAAGTGAAGCGTCAGAACCGAATCCACGAGATGGCGAAGGAGAAGGGTTGGTGGCCGCAGCTCGGCTTCGAGGGGCCCGATGCGCCGGTGCGCAACCTGGCCGCCGTCGAGGAGGTGATCCCCGAGAAGCTGATGCTGGTCGTGAGCGAGTTGGCGGAGGCGCTCGAAGAGCACCGCAACGGCGAAGAGCTGGAGTACGAGGGCAAGCACGGTAAGCCAGAGGGGCTCGCGGTGGAGCTCGCCGACGCGGTGATCCGGATCGAGGACCTGTGCGGCGCCCTCGGGATCGACCTGGACGCCGTGATCGAGCGAAAGATCGCCTACAACGCGACGCGCAGTTACCGCCGCGGCGGGAAGCGATGCTGATGCCGTCCACTCGGATCGAGGGAGGTGGGACGTGAGCGAGCGACCGATCCTGTTCTCCGCGCCGATGGTGAGGGCGATTCTCGCGGGCACAAAGACGATGACGCGCCGGGTGGTGAAGAATCTGCGCGTTCAGCTTCGCCATGAGGCGACCTCGGACCTGCCTGGCATCATCCGGCCCTTCCGCCGGTACGAGCCCGGAACATACCTGGCCGGCATGAACCCCCAGGGCGCCGTGCACGTCATCGGAGAGCAGGGAGACCTCGGCATCAAGCCGCAAGAGTTCGACTTCAAGTGTCCATACGCGGACGGCCACACCTACCTGCGGAAGTACCCGGACGGTCGGATGCTCTGGCATCTCCAGGTGAATGAGTCGCGACTCTGGGTGCGCGAGACCTGGGCTTACACTAAGGGGAACGGACACCGCGTCGTCTTCGCCGCCGACCTCGGCACCGACCGGTGGCCAGCGGAGGTCGAGCAGGAGGGCGCCAAGTTCAGGCCGTCCATCCACCTCAGGAAGTGCGACCACCGGATCGACCTGGAGGTGACCGGAGTCCGGGTGGAGCGGCTCCAGTCGATCACCGAGGAGGATGCGACGGCCGAAGGGATGGGCGAGCACGTCGATCCAGTCCAGGCGTTCTCCGAACTGTGGGTCAACCTCAATGGCGAGGAGTCCTGGACGGACAATCCATGGGTGTGGGTCGTCGAGTTCCGCAGAGTGAACCGAGAGGAGCGAGAGGGATGAGCGAGCGAGCCGCAATGGTCGAGGTGGCAAAGACGATCGCGGAGTCGTTGAGCCCGGCGATCGAGAAGCACGGCATGCGCCTGGCGGTCTTCGTGTTCGATCCGGTGGACGGCGAGACGGTCCAGATTTCGCGCGACCGACAGGAGACCGCCCAGATCGTGAGGCGCTGGCTGGACCTCATCGCCACGCCGCGAGGAGACCTACAGTGACCAAGCCGACGAAGCCGAGGAAGTCGCTGGACGCGCTAGAGAGTGCACTGAGTGAGGAGCGGATCGCGGCGCTGGAGCGGCTGGCGCCCAAGGAGATTCGGACGACCATGAAGCCCGAGGAGGCACTGACGGAGTGGCTTGCCGCGCACGATGCGGAGAGAGCAGCGGCGAAGGAGGCGGCCCGCGTCCGGTGCCGGGAGTACGCCAAGTGGCCGGCGATGCCGAAGCGGATGCCGAGGAACGCGGTCAACATCGCTTCGCTGCCGAAGGAAGAACGGGACCGCATCAACGAACAGTGCGCCCGCGACATGGCGCCAATCAACGAAGCCGAGGCCGCTCACAGGGCAGCGCAGGAGCGGCTCGCTGCCGCTATCGTCGCTGCCCGCGCCGCCCTGGCCCTCGTGCCGCGAGGGGAGGGGTAGACGTGGGAACGAGAGCCGACTTCTACGTGGGGCGCGGCGCCGGGGCAAAGTGGATTGGCTCGATCGCGTTCGACGGCCATCCGTACCGGATCCCGGAGTCCATTCGTCGCGCTGCGACGGCGGCCGAGTTCCGGCGTGCCGTCGGCCGCCTGGTTCGACGCGGCCGGTCTCGCGGCAACGGCTGCATCGCTGAGGATGGCTGGCCTTGGCCGTGGGACGACTCGCGCCTGACGGACTACTCGTATGCCTACGAGCGAGGAGCGGTCTGGGGATCGAACTTTGGTCGCCCCTGGTTTCCGGTTGATGACCTCCGAAGGCGGCGCCCCGCTGGACCGCCGGTGGCTTTTCCGACCATGCGTCTGCGGCCCTGCGACTCGTATGCGGCGCCGCGAAAAGGGGGGGGGTGATGGACGAGCGCGTGGGTATTCCGGACGAGAACGGGGCGACCGTCATCAGCATCAGGGCGGTGTCGCGCCGACGCTACAAGCCGCAGGGCGAGTGCCTCCATCGCCACGTGTTGGTCGATGAAGAGCTCGCCGAGTTGGAGTGCGAAACGTGCCACGCCAAGCTGAACCCGATCTCCTGGATGATGAGGACGAACGAAGAGTGGAAGGCGATTCGTCGGTTCTATTTAGCGCACCACGCCGAGCGCGTGCGGCTGGAGCAGAAGAGCCGCGTCCGCTGCCCGCGCTGCAATAAGTTTCACGAGCTGGAAAGCCGCAGCCGGGACGAGAAGAGGCGACAGGCCGAGCGTGAAACCGTGATGTTTGAGGCGCTCGACCGGATCAGGCACCTGAGCGCGGCGCGACCCGGGCTGGCCGCCGAGGTCGCCCAGGAGGCGCTCGACAAGGTGATGGTGATGCACCCGGAGATTCCGGGCGCACTGGCCGTGGTCGAAGAGCAGCCGAGAGAGGATCCGTGATGCCCGATTCACTTTCCGTCGCCTGCTGTTACTGCGGCCGAGTCCAATCGACCCCGGAGCCTCCCGCGCTGGTGGACTGTTTCGAGTGCGGGCGGCCGTTCCGGGTGTTCCGTCGGGAGTCGAAGTGCAAGCCGATCGAGTTGGGCGCGGACGCGAAGGCGTACTACCAGCGGACCAGAGAGGAACGTGGAACGTGAGCGCAGCCGGAGATCGCCTCGGGGCGCGGTACCGCCGCGGACCTCCGACGCGGGAGGAGCTGATCGCCGAGTTCCGACAGGAGCTGCCCCGGCTCCTGGCGGAAGAGGCCGCCTGCTACGACTGCACGTGCAACCGGATCGCGGGGCTGGGGCCGTGCAAGAAGCACCGGTTCGAGAGGAAGTTGCTGGCGTCATGAGCGCGCCGGCCCCGCTCCGCCCGCCGAAGGAGCGCCGACCCCGGCGCCGGCCCGGCTACGAGGTGACCGTGGTCGACGAGTCCACGGCCGAGCCCGACCCCCAGGCCGCGGCTGCCGTGATTGGGGCGTGGCTCGCCTCCCTACCCCCGAGGTAGACTGCGGACCCCGAGGGCCCCAGTCCATGCCGATTCCGAGGTTTGTCGAGCTGATCCGCGTGTCCTCCGCCGGCCAGGCCGAGCGCGACACGCCCGAGGACCAGCGCCGCGCCCTCGACCGGCTCGCCAAGACCAGGCCCGGCCGGATTGTCGAGCGCATCGACCACGGCGCCACCGGCCTCTCGGGCGCCGCCGACCTGGCGCAGCGCCCCGACCTCCAGCGCCTCGCCGCCCTCTCCCGTGAGCGCGCCTTCGACGAGCTCCGGGTGCGCCACCTGGACCGACTCACCCGTCACGACGACCCCCGGGAGCGGTTCGCGATCTATGGCATGGTCGCCGACGCGCACGCGGTCATCGTCGACGCGGGCGGCCACGTCGTCGACCCGGCCACCGAGATCGGGGAGGTCGACTACTTCCTCCAGACCTGGGCCAGCGCCCGAGAGCGTCGCAAGATCGTCGAGCGGACGGTGACGGCGCGCAAGCGCCTCTCCGCCGAGGGGCGACCAATGACCACGATCCCCTACGCCCGGCGCTACGACCATGCCGCCAGGGAGTGGCGCACCGACCCGGTGGAGTTGAAGGTCTACCGCCGAATCTTCGCCGAGGTGATCGGCGGGACCTCCCTGCATCGGCTCGCCGCCGAACTCAACGCCGAGGGGCTCACGGCGCCCAAGGGTGGCCCCTGGGAAGCGTCCAGCCTGCGCCAGATGATCCGCAAGCCCGCCGCCATCGGCCGGATCACCTCCTACGGACACCCGATCGACTGCCCGCCCGTGGTCGACGACGTGACCCAGCGCCGCGCCGTCGCCGCTATGACCCGGGGGAGGAGCCGATCCGGGCCGCCGGCCAAGCATCGCGCCCTTCTGCGCCGGATCGCCGTCTGCGCCGTCTGCGGCTCGACCATGCATGTGGTGGTCGGCGGGACCAAGTCGGTCGGACTCTACTACCGCTGCGCCAAGGCGAAGTCGCGCCACGGGGTCCCCGCCGCCTGCGCCGCCGGCCGTCACCACCGGGTCGACGAGCTCGACGCCGCGTTCCTCGCCGCCCTCCGCGCCGCGGTCCGGGACCCCGAGCGGCTCCTGCGCGACGCCGCCCCGAGCGACACCGGCCAGGCGCGCGCCGATCTCGAGGTGGTCCGCCGGGAGCTGGAGCGGCTCGACCGCCGGGAGGAGAACCTGGTCCGGATGCGGTCCCAGGGGGAGGTCAGGGACGAGATGTGGCGCCGGCAGTCCGCGGAGATCGGCCGGCTCCGAGCTGCCGCCGAGGAGCGCCGCGGCGCCCTGCTTGGGTCGATCGAGTCAGCCGAGCGGCTCCGGGACCAGGCGCAGGACTCGCGCGCCGCCGTCGAGGCCATCCGCCGCCGACTGGCCAAGGCGAGCTGGGAGGAGTGGCGCCAGCTCGTCGAGGCCGTCTGGCCGCGCCAGGATGGCACCTGGATCCGGATCCACCCCACGGGCCGCATCGCGACCGCCGGGGGCCTGCTGAAGCTCAGCGGGAGACCGAGGATCGGGACGAGTGCCAGTCCACAGATTCCCATCGCCCTCGTGGTTGGCTGACCGCCCCACCCCTCCCTCTCGCGCGCGCTGGCGGGGCGCGGCCGCATATGGACGCCCCTTGACTCGGGACGCGCCCGGACTCAGAATGCCGGCATGACCAAGACCACATCCAGGGCGCCCAGCGCCACCCGTGCCGCGCGCGCGGCCGCGCCCCCTCCCGATGCCCCGGTCGGCGTCCAGGCGCTCAACCAGGGGCTACTGGTGCTGTCCTTGCTGCGCTCCCGCGGGCCGCTGTCCTCCGAGGACCTCGGCCGCGAGCTGGAGGTGTCCAAGCGCCAGATCAACCGGTACCTGATCGTCCTCCGGGCGCGCGGCTACGTAGAGCCCGAGGCTGAGCGCCGGGGGATCTACCTCATCCACCATGCGACCCATCAGGAGTAGGGACGCCCCTTGACCCGGGACTCGGACTGTCCTAGTATCTGATTCATGGACGGCAGGGAGCCGCCCACCAAACCGGAGAGAGACCATGACGACCCAGACCCAGAGGACCCCGACCAGCGTGGATGCGTGGCGCGATCACCAGGGCGACCAGCCGTGGTCCGTGTCGCTGTGCGACGAGGACGGCGAGATCCGCTGCCTCCAGGGCGCCGACACCCAGGAGGAAGCGTGGGGGGCCGCGTGCGAGGCTGCCGACGAGTACGGCGTGCCGGCGCAGATGATGCCCTTCGCGAGCGGCGAGGTGACGGATCGGTATGAGCCGGACGGTACGCACAGCCAGACGGCCGAGCAGATCCGGGACGAGGCGGCGGAGGAGCGGGCGCAGGCTGAGCGGGCGATGCGCGCGGCCGACGACGTGATCGCCGAGATCGAGCGCTGACCACCCGCACCGCCGAGAGGGACCACGATGACGACCACCGAGACCAAGCCGGAGAGGCTGCATACCTGGAAGGTCCGCACCACCGCCGAAGGGGCCGTCCTGACGATCAACGGGAAGGCGTTTGAGCTGGGCGCCACGCTCGATCCGATCATTTTCGAGCTGGGCCGCGCGGCAGCCGGACTGAACGCCCTCGAGCAGGAGCGCCACGCCTGACCCCACCCCCGGGCGCCGCCACCACGGGGCGCCCGCTACCGAGGAACACGACCATGGGCGTCGCCGCGTACAACCGGGGGAGCCGACGACTCGCGATCGAGGCTGACCAGCTCGCGCCGGTCTCGCTGGCCCGGTCGGAGCGCCAGGCCCACAAGGACGAGGCCGAGCGGCTCCGCGCACGTGTCGCCGATCTGGAGCGCGACCTCAAGCGCGCCCGGCGGTGCATTGCGGCCCAGCGCTTCGCCAACGACGCGCTGTCCGAGCGGCTGCGCGAGGCGGATCGCGTCTACCACTTCTCCGTCCGGACCTTGTGCCGGCTGGCGTTCCCCGGCGACGCGTCCCCCGCCCACCCCTGACCGAGAGGACCGAGACCCATGGCCACGCGCAACCCGGTAGACGCTCTGTTCGACGCATTCATCGAGGCCGCTCCCAAGGGCGCCACCCTGCGCCGCTCGTTCCTGGGTGTGGAGGTCCGCGTCGAGACCCCGACGATCCGGCAGACGCCGACCGGGCAGGAGGTACGTAAGGAAACCGATCTCCTCGTGACCTGGCCTACAGCGAAAGACCGAGACGGCGACCCGTGCGTCTACGCGATCCACCTACCCGACCCGCGGGACGAGCTGGAGCGGCTCATCCGCGCGGCGCCACCCATGGAGATCGCGCCGCCGGACCCGCTCGACACCCTGCGCTTCCTCCAGTACAGCACCATGGCCTCGTACAAGCCGCCGAAGATCATTCCCTGACCACCCCGCCGTCCCGCTCACCCGGGACGCGCAGAGGAGAGACGATGCCGAGCTACATCGTGAAGCTGGAGCATGAAGGGACGCCGTTTTACCTGGAGTGGTCCACCATCGTCGATGCGCCGGTCTCCTGCGGCATGACGCTGGAGGAACTCCAGGAGTACATTCGGAACCGGTACGGGGACGAGGGCCTGCGCCAGCTCCCGGATCGGCTCGCCCGCGTCGAGGCCACCGGGTGCAGCGCCATGAACGACGACCTCGCCGGACTTCTCGCGTGCAACCGGGCCGGAGACGGTGAGACCGAGCTGACCAAGGACGAGATCGTGCAGTTCTACCGGCCCGGCGCCCCGCCCCTCGGCGGCAACGGAGGAGTCGGATCCGCCGAGTAGCCCTGTCCAACGACCAGAGGAGACACCGCATGCTGACCGCACTGATCGCCGCCGTCGTTCTATCCGCGCCCCCTTGCCGGGATGACGTGGCGCGAGTCCGAGCTAAGATCGCCGCGGTGCAGGAGCGTATAGCGTACCGGGACCTCAACCAGCGCCTGGGGGTCGGGCTCTCCGACCCGGCGCCGAACTGGGCGGAGCTGTGCGCGCTTCCGTTTACGGCTCCTCCCGCGAGCATCCAGACCGTGGACGTGACGCCCGCGAAGCGACTCGAGGAGTAACGATGCCGATCGACTACAAGGGCATGCCTGACGTGATCCTTCCTCCGGTGAGCCGCCAGGAGGAGACCCGGGGCTCCGCAGGAGATCCGGGCCGCGACGAGGACGACGCAGCGCTTCGCTCGCTTCTCGCTGACCACGTAGAGATGCTCTCGGTACACGAGGAGCTTCGGAGACTGCGCTTGCTGGTCGAGGCCTGGTCGCGTAGGCCCTGCGAATTCAGCGCCCCTCCCTGCCCCGAAGACCCGCGGTCCCCGGACCCGATCACCTGGTGCGCACCCTGCCAGGCGCGCGCCACCTTGACGCGGAGGAAGTGACGATGCCGATCGACCAGAAGACGATCGAGGAGTGGAGAGGGCTCGCATGGGAGACACTGGAAGCGATGGATGCACTCGCGGCGCAGCGCGTCCCGATGGACGCCAAGAACCTCGCCGCGACTCTTAATGCCGGCTGCGCCATCGCCCGCGAGGCGATCCCCGCCCTCCTCGCCGAGCGCGTCAGGATGCTCGCGCTACTGCGGGACCTAGAGTGGAGCGTGAAGCTCAGCTATCCCGGCGCGCTGCTGGTGTCCGCCTGCCCGAACTGCGGAGGAATTCGGCCCTCCGAGGACTGGACCCCCGCCATGCGTGAGTCGCTCGCGCTCAATAGGGCCAGGATCAGCCACGATTCGGGCTGCCTCCTCGCCGCGTTCCTGAGGGGATGACCATGGCGATCGACCCGAAGGATCACGCGAAATGGACGGCCCTGGTGCAATGGGACCGGGGCGAGTTCATCGAGGGGCGCGAGGGTCTGCTGCGGCACGATCTCCGTACGCTCGCGCGCGACGCTGTTCCCGCCCTCCTGGACGAGCGCAAAGAGCACCTCGCGCTTCTGCGGGAGATCCAGTGGAATGGCCTATCCGATCAGTGCGATGTCTGCCACGGGCACGATCCGGCCGCCTGGGATGCGTGGCTGCCTGAGGTCCGAGAAGATCACATCGCCGGCGGCCACTTCCGAGGTCACGCCCAGGACTGCCGAATCGCTGCGTCTCTGAAAGGATGACTCTGGTGATCGACCCGAAGACCATCAAGGAACTGGAGCAGCGACTCGGAGACGCGACCCCGAGCACGTGGTGGGTCAGGCGCGAAGATCTCGTGTTCGGGCCGAACCGGACCAGCAGCGTCTTCCGGATCGTTAGCCAGGACGCCATCGATCTGCGGCGCGCCCAGAACAGCTCGGCCGAGCCAACCCAGCTTGCTACCGTTCACTCTCAGCAAGACGCTCAGCTCGTCGCCACAGCCAGGAACACCCTTCCCGCCCTCCTCGCCGACCGTTCCGAGCTGATCAGTGAGAACGAGCGGCTCCGCTCCAGTCGCGACGCCATCCTGAACCACTGGTACCCGCGCCTCGGCTACGCCTGCGCCAACGAGATGGCCTATCCGGCGCTCGGTGACCGGCGCGCAGCCGAAGCGCCCGTCGTCGCGCTGCTGCGGGAGATCCAACTCGCCCCCCTCCGCGCCGAGGACGGCCGCGCGCTCGTCACCCTGGACCTCGAGATCCTCCGCAGGATCGCCGCGGTTCTGCCCTGACCTACCTCGGCGCGATCTCTCGGACCGAGAGCCACCGGAAATCCAGCGCCATCGCGTCCGCGCGGAAGAGCACCCACGGGCCAGCCCACGTGATCGGCATCGACCTGGAGTAACCGTACGGCGCCGCGTCGCAGCCCTCCAGCGTGGTCGCGGGCCATCCGGTGGTGTCGGTGACGCTGGCGACCTTGGTCCATGTCCCCGTGGCGCCGAGGTCGACCCACGCCTCGAGGTGGACCGCAGCCCCGTCGAGTGAGTTGTAGGCGAGCGCCTTGAAACCGTTCCAGTTGTCGAGCGAGAGCCCTGGGACGCTCACGGAGCCGCGCTGGGAGCCGTAGCCTTCGGAGTGCGAGAGCTCCTTTTCGAACAGCACCTGGCCATCGTAGAAATTCGCGTGATACCCGGTTCCCGCGCAGTGCGGGTTGACGGTCGCCTCGGTGGCCCAGGGCCATCCCGGCGGCGTGACGGTACCGGCTGGAGCTGGCACGCCGAGGTTGTAGGCGCTGGGCGCGAAGGGGATCGCCGAGTGCCGCTCGCCCCGAACCACCAGCTCGACGTGGGGTCGCTGGGTGCTGGCCGGCTCCAGGGCGAATCGTCGAGCGTACGCCGTCGCCTCCACGTTGCGCCACCATGCGGCGCCAGCCGGAGAGGTCACGTTGAGCCGGGTCTCCCCGTTCGTCGTCGCGCCGCACGTGTGCCAGCCCCCAGGTATCCGCAGGACCGCGGCGCTCTCGGGCCGCCAGGTAGCATCGGGCGCGTCCGCCGTCTCGGGGAGGAACCACTCCCGACCGCCCGCGATCGTAGGCCGGATCTCCTGCACGCCCCACAGGTCCGTCGCCGAGAGAACGAGAGCCGCCAGGGCTGCGATCATGGCGTATGCCTCCCTTGACGCTGGGGCGCGTCCGCGCCGCGCGAGATGTACGCCACAGCCCGGAGCGTCGCCGACAGACCCTGGAACTCCAGGGTCATCGCGTCGAGCCGCGTCCCGAGCCGCTCCTGCGCTTCTCGGTTCGCCTGCTGGTCACGGCTCCACTGGTCGGCGATCTTCTCCACGAGCCGGTTGTTCGCCTCCATCTGACCGGCCAGGACGCGCAGGATCAGGTAGATCACCGTGCCGAGCGTGGACATCGTCGCCCCGAGCAGGGCGATCGTCTTGCCGAGCGCCCATGCACTGTCCGACCGACGCTTCCCGCCGGAGAGCGCTTCGAGCGCCTTGCCGGCGAGGGACTCGGGCTCTTGCCTCGGAGGAGTCATCGTTGGACCTCGGCTAGGGCGACCGCCCGTTTCCATTTGTTCACTGCCCTCATGTAGTCGAGCATGCTCTTGGCATCTGCTCCGGAGAGGCAGGCGCCGAACCTGCTCGGGCACTCCACCGACATCCAGGCGATCTCCGGTTCATCGGGAGGTGGCGGTAGGCGGCGGCGTGCGGCCTGGCAGAACGTGACCGTGTTGACCACGATCGGGCCTGCCTCGCGATGCAGGCAGGAGACGAGCCCCAGCGCCGCGAGGATGGTCGCCCGTCGCACCGTCAGTCTCCCTGGTTCCACAGGATCGCGCCCTCGGCGAACGCGCCGAGCGCTACCCAGAGCGTCCACCATTGGCTAACCTGTCCGCCCACGAACACATCCCGCGCGACCACTGCAGCGGCCGTGAGGATCCAGAGGACGGGGAAGATCCAGGGCCGGTCCTGCCAGCCGAAGCGGCGCCAGTTGATGGCCGGCGCGAAGAAGTGACCGGGCAGCAGACCGAAGAGGTACGCCTCCCAGAGCCAGCGCCGCGAGTCCCGCCGGATGGTGTCCGAGATCGTGAGCGACGGGTCCTGCACGAAGGCGACGATCTCCGCGGTCAGCGCCACCGCGGCGATCCCCAGCATGAACCACTCCATCCAGGTGAGGCCGAGGTGCTTCTTGGCGGTCACGTTGCGGCTCCTGTCGTTGAGGGTGCGGGCTCCACGGCCGCGCTGTCCGGGGACGGGTACGGGTCGAGCGCGTCCGGCCCGCCGAACGTGCGCAGGAGCCAGGTGGTGACGATCGCCGAGAGGGTGGTCTTCTTGCCGGTGAGCTGGCCCCGGCGGTCGACCTCGGGCCACCCGTTGGCCTGGAAATCGGCGATCACGGTGGCGACCGCCGCGCCGAGCTGGCTCTTGATTGCCGGCATGACCTGGTCGGTGATCGCGGCCTGGAGCATGCCCAGGGCCTGGCCGTTCAGGTTCTCGACCAGCAGGCGCGTCACGTCGCCGAGGACGTCCGCCACGTCCGGCGGCTGTCCATTGATTACCACCGTCACGCTGGGAAGAGGGTCACTCATGGTCGCTCCTCAGGGGCAGGTGGTGGTGGTGCCGATGCCGGTGCCGGCGCTATTCTTCGTGAGCGAGACCCAGGCGTATACGGAGCCGGTCGGAGTAAACGAGCAGTAACAGATCTTGCTTGGAGTAGACCCGGATCCCGTCACGAACCGGAGGGTGTGGACTGGGTCCGTCGTGCCGCACGTCCCGAGCGTGGTCGCCGCCCCCAGCCAGGAGCCCGCCAGGTAGGTATTTCCGTGGCTGTCGATCTGCGACGTGTTGGCGTAGCTGGCGGTCGAGTCGAGCCCCTGCCAGAGGTTGCCGCCGGCCGTGTTCACGCCCTGCATGGCCGGCGCTCCGGCGCTCGTGGCGACAAGCTGCGCGCCGCCGGTGCCCTGGATTTGCGCGCCATAGTTGCCCAGCGAGATGAACTGTCCGGCAAGTCCCAGGTTCGACGATCCGCGCGACCCGATGCCGTTGTAGGAGGTTCCTCCGACGCCGATCCCGCTGCCTACTGCGTCGCCCTTCACCGCGATCCCGCCGTATTGGACGCGGCCATAGATCGGGATGCCGGTGTCCGAGAAAGCCTCCACCGAGTGTCCGTCCGGGGAGTAGGAGTAGACGCCGCGGCCCGTCGAGCCGCTCACCGACATGGATCCGGTGAAGGCGGACGTGGTCCATGCGCCGGGCGCGCCGCCGGAGTCGGGGGCGCTGGCCGCGAAATTCCCGCCAGCCGCCGCCGAGTCGATGTAGAGCGAGCCCCCCGAGATCCCCGAGGTCTTGAGAACGATCCAGTAGATACCGTTCACGGTTAGACCTACCTTGGGGATTCTGAATGGGAGGTTGGCGTAGGAGGCCCCGATCTCCGACGTGCCGATGATCGTCGGCAGCCCGGTCGTGCTCGGGAGTCCGGTGTTGATCATGGAGATGTCGGACCCGGGCACCCCTGCGTTGTCGCTGTAGATGTAGGCCGAGACGGAGCCTCCGTCCGCCACTGAAGCGCCCTTTTTCAGTCGGATCGACACTCCACCCGTCGTGGATGAGGACGGCGCGAAGGCGAATGCGTTCCAGGCAGACAAGGCGCGGTCCGTGCCGCCCGCGGTGCTCCCGCCCACCGAGGCGGTGGAGGTGGTGACGGACATGCCGTAGGCGTTGGGGTCGTTGGCCGCCGCAGGGGTCGCGACGAGGGGCGTCGAGGTGGTGCCGTTGAGGGCCACCGCAGACCGAGCCCCAGCGATCGATACATCCCGGGCCGCCAAGATGCGCTCGATTCCGCGGTACCAGCCGCACTCGTGGATCGACCGCTTGGCCGCGGTGAACGCATTCCGGGCCAGGGCCAGTTGACCAACCGCCATGTCCGACGCTCCCCGCAGTGCGGCCACGTACCCGAGCTGCAACCACGGAAAGTCGTTGCTGGCGTGCTGATACCATCCCGGCGCCAGCGCGTTGAGCTTCGACCACGCCCAGTCGTATCGCTGCCGATCGGTCGCGGCATTGCCCGAGGGGACGCCGTAGGTCTCCGCGAAGATTTGAGTGACCGCGTCCGGGTAAAACGCGGTCCCGAGCGGCGCGCGCGCGTCGCTGATGAGCCATTGACGATTGGTATCGTCCCAGGTGCCCCACGTCGCGTTGTGCATCCCGGCCGCGACGCCGTCCCTAGTGGCCGCGTAGTACGAACTGTCCGTGTCGCCGATCTGCGCGAGGCCCTTGGAAAGCGCGTCGAGCCCTGCGTAGACCTCCGCATTGTCCTCGGTCAGGCAGACGTTGTAGTAGGAGCCCCACGCCGACGTCTGGAAGGTCCGGGCCATGCCGAACCCTGGGGCGTTGGCGGTGGTCTTTCGCGCCGTCGCAATGTTGTAGTAGGCGATGTTTTTCAGCAACGCGGCGCGGCCCGAGTACCACGCCCAACTGCCGTTCGTCTTCGCGTACTCGTAGGCGAGCAGGTTCACGACTGCGGCGTAGCTGTCGTTGCTGTCCGGGTCGCGCAGAACGGGCGTCGTCTGCATCCCATCCACGTCATAGATCGTGTACTGGCCGCGGCTCCCGTCGTTGACCTTCACCAGGTTGTCGAGGACCAAGTCGAGGAACGCCTGGACCTGGGCTGGCTGATCCGTGACGAAGCTCCGGAGGCCGAGCGCCGCAAAGTACACGTTCAGATAACCGTTCGGTGCCACCAGATAGCCGCCGGAGTAGGTGCCGCTCGTCACCCGCATGGCCGCGACTGCCGCGGCCGGGTCGAAGTAATCGGAGGTGGTGACCGGCGGAACGACGCCCGAATCGCCCTTCGGTCCCGCGACGAACACCGCCGTACCTGGTTGCGCCACGCGAGTGATCGCGCCGATCGAGATGGTGCTGGGCGAGCTCGAGATGCTCCACCGTTCGGTCCACGGCGTGGCCTGGCGCCCGTTCAGGAGCTGGAGGCGGAACGCGCAGGCGTAGGTCGTAAGGTTCGGGCCAGGGGTGATCGCGTCGTTGGGCACGAGGGCGGCCGTGCTCGGGAGCGCGCCGCCGTTGGCCAGGGTGAAGGTCGCCTCGGCCGCCACCCGTTGAGAGGAACCGATCACCCCGTCCGGCACACTCCCGGGCTGGGACAGCGAGCAGGTGATGGTCCCCCCCGCCGGCGCCGAGCCGTCCGGGAGGAGCTGGTTGCCGGTGATCCGGACGGTCGGGACCGCGGCGCGGGCGACCGGAGCAGCAAGAAGAAGGGCGAGGAGTATTCTACGCATAGTCACCTCATCCGTTGTCCACGACCGTGCAGTCGTCGACGATCATGGTCCCGGTGCTGTTGCCGTTGAGGCACCCAGTCGCACAGACGCTGGTGATCTCGAGGCCGAACGACAGGGTCCGGTCTACGAACCCGGAACCGGGCGCGGTCAGGGTGTAGCTGATGGTGGACGGAGAAGTGGGCGCTGCCGGCGACGTCGCGGTTGTGGAGAGCGTCAGCCAGGCCCCCGTGGTCGCGTCGCGGTGGTAGAGGTGCAGACGTACCGGCACGTCCGACTTGTACGAGCAGGAGAGCGTGTAGCTCCGGCCGGGAGTGACCTGGGTTGTGCATGACCGGTAGTCGCTTGAACTGTCGTTCTGCCGCAGCACCCAGGCTGCTCCCGAGTTCCATGCCGACATCACCACCTGTTGCGCGTAGCCGATGCCGGAAAGGCCCGTCACCCTGCTCCAGGTCCCAGTGCTGGTGCCGCTCTGGTATCGGAGCCAGCAGTCGGGGGCGCTGGTCGCGCCACCCAGATAGGACTCCATGTCGCCGAGGATCAGGGGCGGAGTTCCGCTCGATACGCCCGCCTTGAGCGCGCCTCCGAACGTCTCCGAGACGGTCTTCACGATCGTCCCCGAGGCCGCGCGCGGCTGGAGCCAGTCGAGGAATGCCGTGTACGTCGCGGCATCGATCGTGTGGTTGATCTGCCCGCCGGGGCACAACGTATAGTCAGCGCACACGTTGTGAAAATTCATAACGAGCCAGCCGACCTTGCCTGCGCTCACTGCCGCGGCCTCGGCTCGGGTTACGTAACCCTGGAGCACAGAGAGCGTGGATGCGGGGGCCTCGAACGAACTCGGCGCCCTGATCGCGTACGTGTCCAGTGGCGGGATGGTCTCGTAGTAGGGGCCAGACGCCGTGATCTCGGTAGCCCCTACGGAACGGGCCGTGTTGTAGCCGCAGGAGTAGGCCAGGCTTCGGGTGTAGTCGTCGTATAGGCCGTTTGGATACGCGAATGACTTTGGGTGCATACCCATCATTAGCGCCTCCGTCCGCGAGTCGCAGAGTTCGCGCTTCATCTTGTCGAGCGGGATCAGCGTGATCAGGTCGCTCTGGTGGTCCAGACCGTGGATCCCCAAATCGAACCCGCGACTCTCCAGATCCAGGACCTGCGACAGAACCATGTAACCCTGGTTCGCAGTCTCGGGCATCAGCCGGCCAATGTTGACGTAGAACGTGGCGCGCATCCCGTGCGCTTCTAGGATTGGGGCCGCGGTCGTGTACTGGTTGTCATCGGTGTCGTCGTGGGTGATCGACACAATCAGCTTCGTGGTCGCCGCCGGCTTGGCGCGGCAGACGTAGTCCGCCAACGCGGCGAGCGGGGCGAGGACGGCGACGCACAGCAGAAGACGGCGCATGGCCGATCTCACGGGTTGGCCACCAGGCATTGGCCGCCGAAATAGGCCGAACTCACCGCATTGGTCGCAGTGGGCCCGGTGTTGACGGTCACGTCATAGGAAAGGCCGAGCGATCCGGTAGCCCGCGGGAGCTGGGTGGCGAACGTGCCGCTCGCGGTGAATGCCGAGTCAACGCGGTCAACCTGGTAGCCAATGCTGGTGTCGCTGGGCTTGGCCCAGATCCGGACGTTGTAGTAGGCCCCTCCGCACGGAAAGTTGGCCCCGAGGTCGGTGCATGCGGCCGATGCGCTGGCGTCGTTGCTGCACGCCCTCAGCGTGGTCTGCGTCGAGTCGCACCCTACGTAGGCGGTGTGGATCTGCGCTGAGGGCTCGGCCGTGGTCGAGATCGCGCTGGTACCTTCCTTGAGGCCGCAGAAGAATCGCTGGCCGCTGACCGTGGTCAGGGCTCCGCACGCGCCCCACCAGTCCCAGCCGCCGGTGCCGCTGCCGTTCCCGCGCCAGGTGACATGCGCGTTCGCGCGGACGCCGGCAGAGGCCGGAGTCGGACCGGTACTGGACGACGCGCTGTCGTACTGAACCTTGAGCGAGCGCCCCAGAGCGGAGGATAGGTCGAACGATACTCCGGCTGCGGTACCCGTTACTGAACTGGTCCCGGCCGATCCGAAGTTGGTGAGTGTGCTCGTGCCGAACCCGGCTGGAGTCACGCACCCGAAGATCGGCCGACCCGCGCCGACGAAAGGTAGCTGGTACGTGGCCACCCCGAGCGTCCCGATGTTGCCGATCCAGCCCGGAGTGGTTGACCCCTGGTGATATACGAACGGCACATCCCCGGACGACGGCGTGGCCGGGATCGAGGTGACGGAGTTGATGCCCGATCCCGCGGGCCCGGTCTGTCCCGTGGCGCCGGTGGCGCCAGCCGGACCCGTTGCTCCAGTGGGGCCGATCGGACCAACAGCGCCCGCAGCTCCATCGAGACACCCGCCGGAGGATCCCGTCGACGATCCATGCGGAACCGCCTGGCCGAGGGCCAGCGCGGGGAGAAGAGCCAGCAGAACGAGAGCCGATCGCATGCGCACCTCAGTAGGAGATGGACTGGCCGGAGGTGGTGGAGAGGATCCGCATGGTGACCTGGGTGCCGGAACTGACCGTCACACCGTTGGTCACGGCGATCACCTTCCCCCGCGGCATCGTGACGTCGTAGGTCCCGTGGACGCATCGGGCCTTCCCCGCGCACTCAGATAGCGACGTCCAGTTCCCGGTGGCCGGGCCCGGGTACCAGGCCGCCAGCGTGGCGTCGTAGTAGTAGAGGTCGACCTCCCCGCCGCCCGAGAGCGTCTGGCCGGTCGGAGCGTCGAGCACGACCATGAAGGCGATCGAGCTGGAGAGGTCGAGCCCGATCGTCCCGTCGGTGGTCGGCGTGGCGCGGGTGAGCGCTTGCGCCTCGGACCAGTCGCGCTTCTGGAACCAGTCCGGCGCGGCGGACGCCCGAGATGCGACCAGCGAGAGGGCGACGAAGAGAAGCGCTGCTTTACGCATGGTGACTCCTATCGGCTGGCCAGCCAGAGGATGAGCGACCCGAGCGCGGCCGAGCCGATCGAAGCGATGGCTTTGACGCCCGGCTTTCCGTCGACCGACCACGCCGCGGCCGTTCCGCCCACGGCGACGCCGATCCCGAGCCCGACCGCAAGCGGCTTGAGCCCCGGGGGCGGACGGTCATAGGCCACCTTCAGGGCCGCATCGCGCTCCGCCTCCAGGCGCTTGAGCCGCTCGAGATCCCAGCGCGCGAGCGCGGGGGGCGTGTAGATGCCCCCGAAGGACGAGTTGAGCTCGTCGGCCTTGGCCGTGATGACCGGGCCCGCCGCGGTGGTGATCGGCGAACCCGGGGCGACGACGATGTGCAATTCGTTTGGCGGCGGGGCCGGGAGCGGATCACAGACGCCGACCCCGGGAGCTGCTACCGCTCCCAGCCCAGCCAGAACGAGAATCAGGGTGGCGCGCATGGTGGCCTACTTCGGATCGAGACCGGCGGCAACGTCGGCGCCGGGCGTGGTCGGAGGGACGCTGGTCTTCGCCGCGTCGGCCGCGGCCTGTACCTGCGAGTCGGGGTCGCCGCCGAGGATGGAGAGGATCAGGCCGAAGAGCCCACCGACCGTCGGGATCCTGCTGAGCAGCGCGAGCATGCGCCGGACCCAGGTCCAGGCGCCGGCCGCGGTCCAGGTCGCGAGGAGGAGAGCCCAGAGGTACGCGCCGGTGATGGTCTGGTGCGAGTAGAGCGCCGCGGCAAGGCCGCCCAGGAGGACGACGATGCCGGCGAAGGTGGCACCGCCCAGGGAGGTCGCGAAGAACGCGCCCAGGCCCGGGATCTTCGAGCTGAACTTGCGCAAGACGTAGATCACGCCGGCGATGGCGAGCGCGGCGAGCACGCCCTTGTCGCCCGACTTGAACGCGCCGAGCAGCGCGGAGAGGAACGCGGACGAGTCGGACGGATCGGGCACCTGCGCGAGCGCGAGAACGGGCAGGGCGATGATGGCGACGAAGGCCAAGAGGCCGAACCACTTAACGGAACGTTTCATGCTGGGGTCTCCTTCCCGGCGGGGGTCCCGGCCGGCGCGGGGTTGAGGGCGGAAAAGAGCTGATTCCAGGGGAAGAACGCGCCCGGATCGGTGTGGTGGCGGTGGCCGCCGAGCTGGCCCGGGTGGTCAGGGTCCGGCACGTCGCAGTGGCCGAACACGTGCTGCCGATCGGCGGGGATGTGGTACCGGCCGAGCAGGTAGCGCAGCATCCCGAGCAGGGAGCTCATCATCGGCGCCGTGAACGTGGCCTCTTCGGACGCCTTCCCCTCGAGCTCGATGCCGATCGAGCTCCGGTTCACCGCCGGGTTGCCCGCGTGCCAGGCCTCCTCGGACTCGTCGACGAGCTGGTAGATCCGCCCGTCCGCGGCGATGAGGTAGTGCGCGCTGGCCTTGCTGGCCGGGTCCTGGAGCCAGGCCACGGCCCCGTTCGCCGCGCCCTCGGTGGTGTGCAGCACGACGCAGTCGATCGCGGCGCCGTGACGGCTGCTGCGGTTCGGACTGCGCGCGTGGATGATCGAGAGCGCCGCCATGAGCCCCACCTATCGAAGCCGCGTCGGGAGCGCGAATCGAGACCAGGTGAGCGCTGGAGCCGAGGTGATAGGTGGGACCCATGGCGTTCGGGTTGCGGGTCCAGGACGGAGACATCGTGTGGAGCGGAGGCGCGCTCCAGCGGGTGACGGATCCGCTCGAGGCGGTTCGCCAGCTCCTGGAGAGCCGCATGCTGCTCGCCGCCGGAGAGTGGTTCCTCGATCCGGCTGAGGGCCTGCCGCTCTACGAGAAGATCCTCGGCAAGCCGCGCAGCGAGTCGGTAATCCGGCAGGTGCTCCGAGATCGAATCCTCCAGACCCCGGGCGTGATGGCGCTCAAGAGCCTGACCGTCTCGATCGACCCCTCCGCGCGCACTCTCTCCGCCTCCTATGACGCGCAGGCGTCGATGAACGGCACGACCGGGACCGTCTCCGGGACCGTCCAGATCGGGTGACCATGGCGATCGACTACGGATTGACTGACAGTGGTTTCGTCCCGAAGACCTTGGACGTCATCCTCTCCGAGCTCCAGACCTCGTTCCGCGGCGTCTTCGGCGAGGGCGTGAGCCTCGACGCCTCCACGCCGGAGGGCCAGATCATCGGCATCCTGGCGGCCCGCGAGTCTGACCTCTGGGATATGGCCGAGGAAGTGGTCTCCGCGCGAGACCCCGACCAGGCGACCGGGGCCGCGCAGTCGAGCCTGTGCGCTATCACCGGGACCGTCGGCCCGAAGGCCGCGACGAAGTCCCAGCTCTCGGCCCTCACGATCGGGGGCGTCGCAGGCACCGTCGTTCCGGCCGGATCTCAGGCGAGCGTCTCCGGGACGGGCGTGAAGTTCTCGACGAAGGCCGACGCGACGATCACGACCGTCTCGGCCTGGGCGAGCAGCCACGCCTACTCGGTCGGCGCTCGGGCGACGAACGGCGGGAACGTCTACGAGGCGATCACCGCGGGAACCTCGGCCAGCTCCGGCGGGCCCACGGGGACAGCGACCGACATCACCGACGGCGGGGCGCACTGGGTCTATCTCGGTGCCGGCTCCGGGGCTGCGGACGTCGCGGCCGAGGCGGTCGACACAGGTCCCCTCGTCGCGCCCGCGCGCACCCTGACCGTCATCGAGACGCCCGTCGGCGGGTGGTCATGGTGCTCGAACGCGGCCGACGCCGCTGCCGGGGCCGATCGAGAGACGCCGGTCGCCCTGCGCCTGCGCCGCCTGACGGAGCTCGCGTCCCAGGGCCTATCGGCTCCCGACGCGGTCCGGGCCGCCGTGCTCCAGGTCTCCGGGGTGACGGCCTGCACCGTCTTCGAGAACACGACCCTCTCGACGGACGCATTCAGCCGGCCGGCCAAGTCGATTGAGGTGCTGGTCTCCGGAGGCACCGATCAGAGCGTCCTCGACGCAGTGTTCGACGCCAAGCCCGCCGGCATCGAGACCTACGGGACCACCACCGGATCGTCCGTTGACGCTCAGGGGAAGTCGCACACCGTGAAGTTCAGCCGGCCGTCGCAGGTCTCGATCTACGTCGTGGTCAATCTCCAGAAGGATCCGACCACCTACCCGGCCGACGGGGATGCCCAGGTCAAGGCCGCGATCGTCGCCTTCGGCCAGGCGAACCAGGGCGCAGGCGTGGACGTGGTGAGCTTCCGGATCAAGCGCGCCATCACTGTCAGTGGCGTGATGGACGTGCCCTCGCTCTACATCGACACCAGCGCGAGCCCCACGACCGAGACCAAGGTCGGCATCACCGCCACCCAGCAGGCGAACCTCGACACCTCTCGGATCGTCGTCAACGCCACCAACTACTCGGACACGCCGTAACCATGGCCCTCGACCACATCACGGACCACGAGGGGATCGCCCTCTCCAACGTGGTCCGCCAGTACCGGGACGCGGACAACCTCAAGGCCCTCATCGGCCTGTGCGCTGGCCGCTACCAGGATCTCGAGGATGCCTTCTGGGCCGTCTTCTCCGAGACGATCGACAACGTCCACGGGGAGCGGCTAGACGAGTACGGCAGGATCGTCAACCAGCCCAGAGAGGGCCGCATCGACGACACCTACCGTCTCTGGATCAAGACGCGGGTGAAGATCAACCGGTCGAGCGGCACCATCCCGGAGATCATCGACATCTTCACCGCGCTCGTGAACGGCACCTCTTCGGTAACGCTGTCGGAGGAATTCCCCGCCGCGTTCACCCTCACCATGGGCGCCTCCACCTTCGCGATCGATCCGGTCGAGTCAAACAGCATCCTGCAGAAGGTGAAGCCGGCCGGCGTCCGCGCCGTGTTCGTGAGCCCCACCACCGCCGACGCCACCTCCTTCGCGTGCGATCCGAACGGAGCAGGGTTCGGGGACTCGACCAATCCATCCACGGGCGGCCTCTTCGCGACCGCACTCTAGGAGATCACAATGGGACTTCTCGCAAAGCTGCCACGCTGGGCCACCGGAGGCGGAGCGGGCATCACGGAGCCGCTGGAGTCGAAGAAGGACTCGGGGTGGATCGCCTCGGAGAAGCCTCCCGCTCAATACTTCAACTGGCTGTTCAAGGTCATCTACGACGCCTGCGTCGTTCTCGATGGCCTCCTCGGCCAGACGCTGACCTGGACCTCTCGGCACACGTTCGCGGCTGGACTCACCTCGTCGACGGACATCTCCGTCGCAGGCCAGGCGACCGTCGATGCGAGCGGCGCGAACACCGGGACGATCGCTTCATCGCTTCGGTTCGGCGTGTCCACTTCGGGCGAGGGCGTCGGCAGCAAGCGCACGTCCGGGGCGGGTCAGTTCGGTCTCGACCTGTACACCAACAGTGTCCAGCGCGTTTCGATCGGGAGCACCGGCGCGATCGACTGCCACGGGAACGCGCTGAACAACGTAGCGACGCCTTCTGCCTCCACCGACGGAGCGAACAAGGGGTATGTGGACCGAACCCCGGTCATCTCCGGTTCTTCCGGCACGTTCTTGGTAAGCGCAGCCGGGAATTCGACCGTAACGAACTCTACCGTAAGTATAACCACAACTGGGCGCCCTGTTCTGTTGCTGTTCCAGCCGTTCGCTGGAGCCGTGAACGCCTATATGGAGTGCTTCTCTGGGGTAGTGTTTGCTGTGGTGATGCGGGGTACGACCGTCGTGGGTGGCATCAACTTGCTCAACGGTGACTCCCAGGCTAGCATCACGGTCATTGACCCTGTGGCGTCTGGGACCTATTCGTATTCAGTCCAGCTTCAGGCGTCCGGCGGCACGGTGAGCGCCCAGGTGATCAACATGCAGCTAGTAGCCAAGGAATTCTAGCCAGTGCACATCGGCCCGGGCTCACACCTGGGAAGATCGTCCAGTACATGCTCCGCGTCGATAAACCGAGGGTCCGAGTGCGTCGGGTCCCCGATCAGGAAGTGCCCTATCTCGTGCGGTAACGCATGCTCTGGGCAAGCAGAGGCAGCGGTCTGCCACGCGTCGTATGGCGCCTGCTCCGGATTCCACAGCCAGATTACCCCGGCCTGGTAACACGCTAGGTCACGCGTACCGTCGGGGCAGACCGGCTGCGAGGAAAGGCCGACCCGCAAGCCAGCGAGGTTGGATACTGGCACGCCCCAGAGCGCCGCGGAGCGTTGGAGCACGAGCGTCAGCCGGTCGGGGTCCAGGATGGTCGTCGGAAGCGGGGGGGTGGCGTCGCTTCGTCCGAAAGTGACGCCGTCTACTTCCAGTTCGACGGGCGGCTCCGGGAGAAGTTCCTGGCAGCCGGCTGCCGCCACCACCACCGCCACCACCACCGACAGGACCGTCGCCCTCATGGTCGCACCTTACTTGCAGTCCACGTGCCTGGGAAGGCTTGCCGTGAAACGGCAGTGTCTTGAAGGGTTTGCGCGACAGCACCGAACCGGACAGGTGTGCCGATGATTCACTTCTGCCCTGCCGGGGCTACTCCCCGTTCTGGATCTCGACGGGCTCCCAGCCCTCCAGCGCGTCGCTGTGCCTGGTCTTGCAGATCACGGAGCCGTGGCGCAGAGCGTTGAACCCGTTGCGCGCGCGGAGCGTCACCACCACCCGGTAAACGCCGCCCCGCGATTTGGACACCACGTACTCCGACTCGTCGTCGAACTCAGCGGAGTCGGGATCGTGAAGGCTCCTCTCGACGAACATCCGGCATGCGTAGGCCGCGGAGGACCTCCTGTCCGACTCCTGCTCTGCTTTGGTCTTGGGAGGCACTGGCGCCTTCTCAGGTTCGGTGGCACGATCCGCGCCGCGGCCCCCGCCCCCTCCCTTCTGCGATCCGGAGACGGCAGCTACGCAGATGAGGCCGCCAACGACGATGGCCGCGATGGTCGCCTTCTTCATGACCCTCAGCACATCCGTTTTCGCTGCACGTGACAAGCGCGCTCCGACCCACTCCCCATCTGGAGCGGTTCGCCCGTTCAGGTTCTGGACCAGGCGAGAGGGCCCCTGTTACCGTGCCGGGCCATGTTCACATGCCCGAAGTGCTACCAGGAGATCCAGGACGGCGCGCTGCGGTGCAAGCGCTGCGGCGCCGACACGCGGAACGCCTCGCCTTCTCCGGTCGGGATCGGCGTCAAGGACATCTTCCGGGCGAAGGCGCCGCATTGGTTCCTTCGGTCCGCGGAGATAGTCGCGCGGCTCAAGGAGATCGCCCCCGAGTTTCACGCCTGGTTAGACGACCTCCACCGCGCCCGCGAGTCGCCGCCAGTAGCAGAGGAGCATCAGGTAGAGGCCTACCAGCTCTTCGCCGAGCTGATGGCGATCTCGAAGGAGCGGCGGGAGCGCGCGGAGAAGAAGAAGGTCACTGAGCCGTGAACTGCACGAACGTGGAGGGAGGAACCTCCGCGCCGACTCCGTAGATCTTTCCAGAGGGGGCCCAGGAGGTCTCGGAGCAGACTCCTCCGCTGGCTGTGTAGATCGTTGTTCCCGCGGGGAGTTCGCTGCCGAGCTGGAAAAACCTCCTGGAGCTGCCCGCACCCGACGCGGTGCAGGCGGCCCCGGACTGCTCGTATACGTACCGTCCCAGCGCGCATGGGTAGGAGGGCACGGCGAACAGTGAAGTGCACTTGTCATCAACAAAGGCGCCCGGGTAGACGTACGGAATCACGTAGGTCGGCAAACAGCGCGTCGTCCCGTCAGCGGCCACGTCCGGATTGCAGTCGATCCCGAGCGCCTGGTCATGAAACATGGTGGACCCGGACAAGACGTAGCGCGATCCGTCGGAGCCGGTCCACGTGGTCTTCTGGGTCAGGACCAGCCGGGATCCAGCGAAGACGGCCTGGTCCGCGCTCACCCCCGCGGCGCCCTGCGGTCCGGTAGGCCCAGCCGGCCCCGTGGAACCCTGCGGGCCGGTCGCCCCGCGCTCTCCGCTCGACGACCCAGAGCAGCCGGACACCAGCAGCACCACTCCAACGACAAGAAAGGTTCGCATCCACGGCCTCCGAAGCGCGGATGCTACACTCCACGTGCGGCGCGTGTCACCTACTCCGTTATCGTGACGGTGGAGCTCTGGACGGTCGGAAGCGATGCGGAAATGTGGCCGGTCGTTGCGACGCTACCGTTGGACGGGTGCGTGTGGCTGTTGATGGCAGTCTTGAGCGTCTCCAGCGCGGAGGCGATCTGGTCTCCGAGGCCGGCGGGATGCTGGGCCGACCCGTCCTTGCCGATGGTGATCGAGCCCGTGTCGATGCCCTTCCAGGCGTGCCCGAAGTCCCGGAGGCCAGGGATCGCGACCGCGTCGGAGAGGTGGTGGCGCCGGTCGTCGAGCGGGTCTACCTCGCCGCCCTGGACGAGCCAGAGGTCGAGGGAACGCTCCGAGAAGACCAGCAGCACCGTGTCCCCCACCGCCACCGGGAACGTCACCCGGAACCCGCCGGCGCCGGGGAAGACGAGCGGCACGTTGCTCACCACCGCCACGCTGATCGCCTGCGGCTGGCCATCCCTGTCGTAGCGACGGTCCTTCACGAGCGGCTTCGCGTCGATGATCCCCTTCGCCAGGTCCACCCGCTCGACGCGAGCTGGGACGGCGACGTGGAGCTCCGCGACGGCGTTCTCGGCTGCCGCTCGAGCGACGTCGGCCAGGGTGGGTGTCGTTCCGATGGTCATCTCGGGAGCGCCTCGATCGATGTGGTCCAGCTGCTGCCGTGGCTGTCGCCCTCGTGGTCCACCTTCCAGGCCTGATAGTCGCCCCGGTACGTCCTGGTCTGGAGCGACAGGATCCGACCCGGGCGAATGGAGGGCTGGAGGAGCGACCTGATCTTGATGTAGGTCGGCTTGCCGGGCGTCTCAGGGGCGCCATGGTCCGGGGAGCCGATGAGCCCGGTGGAGGGCGAGAGCAGGACCGCCGTTTCCTTGGTCGCCTGGGTGCCCTGGAGGAGCTGCAGGGCCATGCCCTGGATCGACCACCGGATGCCGTGGGGGCGCAGCGCCTGGTCAAGCAGGCGCGTCGTGCTCCCCTGTCCCGTGTAGCCCTGCTGGTAGCGCGGGTAGGCGAGCGTGAAGTCTCCGCGGCGCAGGGCCGCGACCGCATCGCCAGCGCCGATCTGCAGGTCTTGGATGAGCCGGACCAGCACGTCAATGACCCGCGCCCCGGCCGCCATCGAGATATTCGACTGGGCCCCGGTGTAGCTGGCCTCCCCGTCTCCGCACTGGATGTGCGTCACCCAGTCCGCGCGCTCGCGCACGTGGTCGATGGTCCTGGCCGTGCCCGAGAACACCACCTCGGCGTTGTCGAGGTAGCCGGCGACCAGCACCACCGGCACGCCCTTCATCTGCATGTTGGCCCGGGTGGTCTCCGACAGGTTGTAGATCTTGAGGTCGAGCGTGTTGGGGTCCGCCTGCAGGCTCTTCTTGGCGGTGAACTGGACTCGCAGCCCCTCGACCTTCAAGGAGCCGATGATGACGTACCAGTAGCGCTGCCAGAGGGTGGCCAACTCACGGCTCCGTTGACTCGAAGTATACGAGCTGAACCCGGTCGCCGAGGTCGTTCAGGCCGGGCTCGCGGTCCTCTTTCGACATATCGACGGCGATGAGCCGGCCCGGCGGACCCGACGAAAGGACGGCGCGCCCCAGGAGAGGAGCCCCGAGCACCACCTTCCGTCCGCTCACGATCGCGTTGCCGCTGGCGTCCGAGACCGAGAGAAACCACGCCTCGGCCCGCTCGTTCCAGTAGATCTCGAACGTGTAGACGGACCCCTCGAGATCCGTCGAGAAGTCGTAGTGCTTCACGCCGGAGACGGCCGGCAGGACGTAGATACTCACGATCCGCCCCCGGAGAACGCCTTGGAGATGGCGCCGTTCAGCGCGGCCTTGTCCGATGCCCGGAACATCGAGTTGGGGGCCTCTTGGCTGGCGTCGGCCTTCTTCTTTGGCTGGTCGCCCTTGGACGTCTTGGGCGGCTTGAAGGTCCGCGTCACTTTCACGGTCTGGGAATCGACGGTCGCGATCTGCTTGAAGTCGGCCGTGAAGCGGACGCTGTCGCCGACCTCGGCGCTCGTCGGCACCTCGAGGCTCTCGAGCTGCATGCGCTCGTAGTTTCGCAGCTCCGTGGTGATGGTCACCGCTATCCCGGCCCGGTGGATCGCGAGCAGGTCCACGTAGGCGCTCGGCCCGCGGAAGAGGTAGACGCCGTTCTCCATGTCTGCCTGGAACTGCTCCAGCGTGCTCCCGACCTGGGACGGCAGCGGAGTGTTCGAGACGACGCCTTCAAGGTGAAGCCGATCCGGCATCACGCGCTTGTGGTCCGAGACGTCGCTCCCCGTCTCCACGGGGTAGTCGGTGATCTCCCCTCGGCTGGAGTGCTGCTCCACCACCGCCACGTCGAGCGTGATCGACTCCATGCTCGCGCCCGGCAGCGTGTAGTAGATGACGACGCTCACCGGGCTACCGCCGCGTGCGCGGTGCTGTACTCGGCCGAGAGCGCGTCCTTCACGTGAGACGCAACCGTCTTCGCGAGCTGGTCCCCGTCCGCCTTGCTCATGCTGCCGTTGACGGTCACGGGGACGTTGATGGAGCCGGAGAAGTTGAAGCCTCCGGAAGGCATCGGTGCCTCCGAACTGCCACCCACCAGCATGGGCGAGACCGCGCGCGGTCCGCTAGATCCGTACTCTCTGGCGATGGCGGAGAAGTCTCCGGACCGGGTGAGCTCCGTGAACCGGGGATCCTTTGCGAGCTGCCATTGCGTGTCGAAGCCGGTCGCCCCTGCGGCCTCGTAGGCCTTCCGCATCGACCCCGCGTCCGCGGACATCTTCTCCGCGCCGCTGCTGCCGCCGATCCCGAGCTCTGCCTTGATTTGCCTGATGGTGTCCCTGATGTTGCCGAGTGCGATGCGCCAGCCCTCGATCGTCTGAACGATCAGGTTGTCCTTGAACTTGGCCTGTAGGTCCGACCATGACCCAAAGGCGTCCTCGAGCAGGGTCTTCCGCTTCCCGGTGACCCAGCCCCAGATCTCCTCGATGAGACCGAGCAGGAGCAGGCCGGCAGCGAGCGGGGCGTTGAACATTACGAAGAGCGCGCCGCCGACCACGACGGCGGCTACCTTCGCCTCCTGGCTGCTGCGCACGAAGTCGATGATCCCGCCTACGATCGACCGAATGAGCGTGACGACCGGCTCCGCCGCGTTCCACAGGTAGCGCAGCGCCGATGCGAAAGAAGTGGCGAACGCGATCACGCCCTGCTTGATCATCTCCCGGTTCGCCTTCACCCAGTCGAGGATCGCGAGCTTCATTTTTGTGGCGAGCGGCAGTAGCGCCACCCCGATGCGCCGCTTGAGCCCCTCCAGCGTCGCGTCGAGCTGGCGGTTCGCGAGGCCGTACGCCTTGGCCGCCGCGACGTCCTCATCGGAGAACACCAGGCCGAGCTCGTGCGCCTCCTTCCGGAGCTCCCGGAGGCCCTCGCTCCCCTTCGAGAGCATCGGGACGAGCTCGTTGCCGGAGCGGCCGAGGAGCTGCATCGACAGGGCGATCTTCCGCGGATCGTCCTGCCGCATGCCCTTGAAGCTATCGGCCAGGTCCATCAGCACGGCATCGGCGCTGCGCAGCTTCCCGGAGCCGTCCCGCGTCGCCACCCCGAGCTTCTGGAAGGCGTAGGAGAGCTGGTGGTTCCCGGTGGAGGCCGCGTAGAGGCTGCGGTTCAGGAACTTGAGCCCGGTCTGCATCGACTCGATCGGGGTCCCTGTCTCATCGGCCGCGTGCGCCAGTTCCTCGTAGGCGACGCGGTTCATCCCCACTCGCTGTGCCGCCTTGCTCGACTCGCGCGCTGCGGCGGCCGTCTCGTCGACGATGTGCTTGAGGCCCTTGACGATGGCGCCGGCCGCGAAGGCTACGGCGATGCCGCCGAGTACCTTCTTGACGCCGCCCATCGCCCCGTTCGCCTTGGCGAGCGAGGCGTCGTCGACGATGAACCCGAGCTTGGCGAATAATTCGCGAACCACCATCGATCAACCCCTGTTCTTCGCGTCCAGGATCGCCCTAAGCTCCTGCTCTGCCTCCGCGTGCGCGTCGATTGCGTCGAGCGCGTCCATTACGTCGTCGATCGACAGGAGCGTGTTGAGCTCCAGGAGCGTTGCCTTCCCGGTCAGGAGGAGACGGTAGGCTGGCCAGACGTCGGAGAGGTGCTCGACTCCGCGGTATGCGACCGTTGGGCCGCTATTCCGACAAGCCTCGCGGCGAGGCCTTCGAAAAAACCGCCGAAGTTCCCCTTGATCGCGGCGCCGAGCAACTGGAAGACGTCCTGGTACTTCCCTGCGAAGTGGTCGTCGAAGATCGGCATGACCGGCGCCGTCTTCGGGCCGATCGTCACGAGCGTCCCGGCGAGCAGATCCCGCGTGATCGACTCCATCTCCGCTTCGGTGAGCCGCTCGAACACGTCTCGCGCTGCTGGGCCGATGAACCGAACGTCGAGGTCCGCGATCGACTCGACCTCGTCCGCGCTCCCGAACAGGTCCGCCAGCGCCGGCCCAAACAGCCTGCCGAGCCGGTTGAGCATCTTGAGTCCCCTCATCGCGGGGAGCTGGGGGATCTGGTAGGTGTACTCGCCGATCTCGACGGTCTTGGTCTCGATGGGCATGGGCTAGCTCGCGTTCCCGCCGACGTTCATCTCGAGCGAGGCGACGTCGAAGGTCCAGGTGCGCTCCTTCGGCTCGTTGGCCTCTTCGACGTCGGCCTGTTTCTGGAGCCAGCACTCGGCGCCGAAGACCTTCGTCTTGCCGTTGAGGTCCCTGATGGTGATCGGAACGATCCCGGTACCGAAGTCCTCGTCCCGCGCGGCCAGGGCAGTCAGGTAGTCGTTCACCGCCGCGGTCCGCATGACCGTGATCTCGATCGTGCCCGTCTTGTCGCGCGATCGAACGCGGGCCACGGTTCCTTGCGAGCCGACCTGGGGGGTAAAGGTCGGCTTGGTGCGGGCCGCCTTCACGAAGGTTCCGGGCGCGTAACCGTCGGTCACCGGGTACGCCCCGATCGTCGTGATGATGAGTCCTGGGTCGAAGTTCTGAACGCCGCTCATTCGGTTCCTCCGGATCAGTATCCGACGGTGCCGCTGAGCGTCCCAGAGTGAATCGCGCTCTGGAACTTCGCGGACCAGGTGATGCCGTTGACCACGCGGTTCTTGCGGTCATCGGCGGAGACGTTCTCGATCTTCGGCGTGACGACGACCGACGAGCCGGTCTGGAAGAGCGCCGCGCCCTTCGGGTTCTCGAAGCCGCGGAGGACGGTCAAGACCGCCCCCTCGAGTACCTGGAGCCCCTCGGCCGTGAAGGGCAGCTTGCCGATCGACGTGTCCGACACGGCGTTGACCAGGGCCACCTGGAGCGACGCAGCGACCGCGTCACGGCCGCGGACCACGTCGATCCACTCGCCGGACGCGACCTTGCCCTCGCCCGTGATGCTCACGCCGCCCGCGTCGTAGTAGTAGTTGCAGTTCTTGGCGTCGAGGTTCGCCTTCTGCGTCGAGGTGAGCTGGACGACCGGCACGCCGGCCGGCCGCTTGAACTTCCAGGTCTCGGTGCCCGGGTTGAAGGGGAGGCACACCCCGCAGATCCCCGCGTCGAGGAAGGCGTCGGTCGCCGGGTGGTACCAGGCGTGGGTGCGCAGATATCCGGCCGTCTTGAGCGCGGCGGCGACGTCAGTGGCACCGGCCACCACGGTCGCCGCAACGGCCGTGTCCTGGACCTGGGCCGCATAGGTCTTGCCGGCCGCCTCGACCCAGGCCGCGTTGGCGAGCACGCACGCGCTGGAGTTCCAGGGGTAGAGCAGCTCATACCAGGTGTCGTTCTGCAGCCTGATCGCGTCGAGGTCGGTCGAGAGCCCCGGGTTCGCGTGGTCCTGGGCGATCGAGAGCAGGTTCACGTCCGCGACCTGGAGCGCGATCCAGGCGCCCGGGTTGGTCACGGTCACGCGGGCGAAGGTGCTCTGGTCGCTAACGGTCACCGCTGCGCCGACGTACTTCCAGTGAGCGGTGCCGTCCGTGATGTTGGCCGTCGTGCCGCTCGGGCCTCCGCTCCCGGCGCTGGTGCCTGCCGTGATGCACTCATAGAGCAAGCCGCCGTTCACTGCCCGGTCGGCTATGGCGTAGGCGTGGCTGGTGGCCCAGGCCGGCATCAACGCGAGGATGGCCAGACCGAGCCCGCTGGTGATCTCGGCCACGGTAGCGGAGCCGTCCGACGTGAAGGACGCGGTCTTGTCGCCCACCCGGACGCTGTAGACGGCGTTATTGGCCGCAGTCGGCGTGATGGCCCACCGCTGGGTCGGCGGAAGCGTGCCGCGTCCGATTGTGACCTTGGGTGGACGAGGCGTCTGGCTGAACAGGCGCTGAGCCTCGAGGTACTCCGGATCCGTGGTCAGGAAGTCCTGGCCGACGGCCGTGATGTCGGCGTACTCGCGCGTCCGCTCGGGCCAGGTCTTCCCGTAGGCGCCGAGGATCATCGCCTTGCCGAAGCCGGGAGCCGAAGCGCCCGGAGCGCTGGTGGTGACGTTGACGGTCCAGATATCACTCAGTGGCAAGGCGTCCTCCTACGTTGCGGACCCAGAAAGGTTCGCTCCTGCGATATACCCGGTACCCTCGGAGGCGGTGTCCACGATGCTGAATCGCACGTCCATTGCCGCCCTCGACTGCCAGGTCGTCTCCAGAAGCGCCGACAAGTCCTGCGTATCACCGGCATCGACGACGGCCAAACCGGCCGCTGCGAGCGCTGCCCTTTGGGTCGGAAGGAAGAGCGACTTCTTCGCCTCCCGCAGGTACTCGCGCGCGGTTCCGGCGCCCGTGGTCACCGCCGAGAAGACCTGGCAGGTGACCGTCACGATGGACCGCTCGACGATCGTCTCCTGCACCTCGAGCCCCGCCGGCGCGGTGGGCTCGAAGGAGCGAATCCGCTCCGGCCTGTCGGCGATGCTCTTCGTGGCCATGATCTTGGCGGTCGCATAGGGCATGAGCGGCTGGGAGCCGCCCTGGTCCGCCCAGATGGCCTTGCCGCCGCCAACGGCCACCTCGAGCCAGGCGATCAAGGCGTCTTCCGCGGCCGGCCAGGAAAAGGTCATCGGCGCTCACTCCAGCGAAGGCGATCCGTCCGAGAGATCCTGGACCTTGCTCGCGAGGACCTTGTTGTAGCCGCCGATGTCGTCCCACTCGTCGATGGAGGACACCTCGAAGGTCTCCCCGTTGAAGGCGATCCGGTCCGAGGTCGCATCGTTCGCCCTCGCGTGCTGCAGCGGCGTGGCCGTGAAGATCGCGATCGTCTTCCGGTCGCGCACACCCTCGGGCAGGCGCATCACGTCGTGCGAGCCGGCCGGCTGGATCAGCGCCTGGATGGTGAGGGTGGTCTTGGGGCCCTGGATGAACCTTCCATCCTGGTAGTACCCGGGATCGAACCGAGTCACCGAGTACGCCTGGGCGCCGAGCCGCCCGATCGCGACGGAGACGTTCACGCTTCACCGTCCGCGTTGGACTGGTTGGTCCTCGACAGAACGACGGCGAAGTCCACGGTGTTGACCATCACCTTCGTGTCGATCAGGGTGACGGGGCTTCCCTTAGACGCCTTGTTCCACGCGCCCTTCTCGGTCTTCTTCCGGATGGTCGCTTCCGAGTCCGGTGGAGTAACCTGGCCGCGGATCACGAAGTTCTTGATGTCCCACTTCACCGCGAAGCCCATCACCTCCAGTGCCTTCCGGATGGTGAGCTTGCCGCCGTAGACGCTCTTCACCAGCTTCGAGAGCTTCGCCGTGTTGGCCGACTGCCCCAGGTCGAAGGGGACGCGGATGAACGAGCGCTCGGGGATGCCTGCCTCCGGCGCGCCGAACTCATGGATCAGCGCGAGCTTCACGTTCGTGAGTGGCTCGGCCGCCGCTGCTCCGGCCGCTCCGTGCTGGTGCTCTGGAGCGACCTTGGCCGCCTCGTCGCCGAGGATGCCGACCTTCACGTAGGCTTCTCCGCTCTTGAGGTTCTCCAGCACCTGCTTGAGATCCTCCCAGCCGTGATCGACGTCCTGGACTGGAGGGCCGGCCATCAAGCCACCTCTGGCGTGAGACCGAGGCGGTCGAGCAGCCGCTGGTAGGTGAGGCCGAATCTCGACGTGGCCATCCGACCCGAGATCGGCGGCGTCGCGAAGGCGGTGGAGACCTCTCCCACCCTCACGCTCTGGATCGCGTTGCCGCGGTAGAGGTCTGGGCGGGCCGCGGCGAGCTCATGGCAGGCGAGCAGCGCAACGGCCCGGGGGAATAGGTCACCCCAGACCGCCTCGTTCAGTTCCCCCGCTGCGTCGTCCAAGTAGCCCTGGACGACGTTATCGGAGAGCGAATCGAAGTCCGAAGCGATCCGCCGAACGTCGCTGACTGCCGCCGCCATGGAGCCTCCGGCCGCGTGCTACTTGGACGTGGCCTTGTCCTGCTCGGGGACCTTGATCGCGTCGAGCTGGGCGTCGATCGCCTCGAGCACCTGCTTCCGCTTCTCGGTCTCGAACCACTTGGAGAGGAGACCCTCATCGACGGTGGCCTTCACGATCTCGACCGCGTCCTTCGGGGAGAGCGAGGTGATGTCGGAGGCCTGCCGCCGGACCTTGAACACGCCGGTCTCGATGTAGCCCTTCACGATCGGGATCTTCTCGGCCTTGACCCACTCGTCCTCGTAGACCTCGTTCACGCCCGGGAGAAGAGCGTCGTTCGGGGGCTGCGGGGCGCCGAAGGTGGCCTTGATCGCGGGAGAGGTGCGGAGTTGCAGGTCTGCGACGCAGTGAACTCGGTCCTCGGTGTTCTCGACGAGGATGACGCGACGATCTGCCATGGTTTTATCCTCCTTCGTTGTTCAGCGAGGCCGCCCCCTTGAGTTGAGTGGAGCGGCCTCGCTGGTGCTGTCTAGCTTCGCGCCGGTCGTAACTGTCCGGCGACCTCGGTCAGATGCCGTCGCCGTAGGTGACGGACATCGGGAAGGGGCAGATCACGCCGCCGATCTCGCCTTCGCACGGGATCTCGACGGCCAGGTTCCGCAGCTGCGGAGGCTGCTGGGTGAACTCCATCGGGATCTCGAGCGTCAGCTTGTCCGGGTTGCGCTTGTAGGCCACCATCCGGTCCGTGCCGCCGGAGCCGGCGCCCTTGCACCGCCAGACGGGCACCACCGACTTGATGAACGGGTTCGCGCCCAGGAAGAAGCGCAGGATGGTCGTGTCGCTCACGGACGCGCGGGGGGTGGACGCGATGTAGTTGTACTGGTCGATCGGAATCAGGAGGGTGTCCGGCATCTCGATTCCGTTGGTCAGGCCGACCGCCTTGTTCGACACGCCGTTCAGATCGCGAATGATCTGGTCGGGGGTCTTGGCGGTCCAGAGCGCCGAGCTCCCGGTTCCGTCGGCCGGCACGGTGTAGACGTTGGCGTTCGGCAGGGAGAGCAGGCCAAGGAGGCCCTCGTTGTTCCCCAGGAACGCGATCACGTCCAGGGCGAGCTCGAAACCGAAGCGAGCCGCCGCGGCCTTCCGCGCGTCGAGGTTGGTGTTCGCCATCAGCGACGCCCGGAGCTCGCGGTTGGCATACCCGTAGGCGATGCCGTACCCGTGGACCGGCGAGCGCTCCTCGCGGACCTTCACGTCGGCGCGAGGCAGGTTGTCGGAGTACGACCTGATCCGCTGAGCGAGCGCGGCCTTGTCGTAGATGTCGTACTTGATGGTCTCCGCTCCGGCGGGAGCCTCGTGGGAGACCGGGATGAGCTGGCGCCCCAGAAACTCGGGGTACGGCTGCTCGATGATCTTGGACTTGATGTGCTCGAGCTTGCGCTCGATGTACACGTTCTCGGCGGCATCGAAGTGAGCGAGGTTCAGGCCAGAAGGCATCACGGTCTCCTTGTGCGAGGGCGCTGGGTGAGGAAGGTGCTACCCGTTGGCCACCGCGAAGTTGAAGTAGAGGGGGACGACCGCGCCAGCGGATCCGCTCCGGAGGAAGTACGCCCCGTTCACCGCACGCGCGGTGGCGGTGTCCGCGCTCTTGCGCCACGCGCCGAGCTGGGTGCCACCGGCGCCGGAGGCGAAGCGGACGAAGGCCTTGTCGTACTTCGTCACCGCCTCCTCGACGACGACGTTGATCACGCCCGACTTCATCAGGTCGAAGCGGTCGTTGACCGGGATGCCGGCGGTGGCGG